CCCTTGGTACATTGATGGTGCCAATACACTTAAATGGGATCGTTTAACTGAACTCGAACAAAATCAAGTTAAGACAAAATATCATGATGTAAAAACTCTTCCTTGGATGGAAGATGGAATGACATTAGATTTTCATTTACACGAAAGACGAAGATCGTTTTCTCATCAACTTGCCGACATGCTCGGAGATCATGTAGGTATTAATTTTGGCATGCGTGGCAATGGTAATAGAGCAAGCATTAGCCAGTTATTTTTACACCCTGATTTGTTGTTACATCGTTTAGAAGAAATTGTTGCAGTGTACACAATAGCAGGAGTAGAACGTTTTGATTTTTTTCAAAAGGGAATTTACGATCATCATACACATATTACAATGTGGCCAAATGAGAACGTTTTTCCAGATGATCCTTGGAGAAGTAATTTGTGGGGAGCATACAAACATTACTTAATATCGGATATAGCTGTTTTACAAGAAAACATTTTGCAAATAAAAATTTTAGAAACATGGTTAAAAGCTAGCGGTGCAAAATGGAAACTTATTATTATTCCTGCTTATGATTATGCTTGTTGGGAAGAACATTATCACGGGGAAGCTAGAGATTTTTACAAAAAGAATTGGCCGCATCACTACATGTGGAAACCAGACGGCCATAAAACTTTTATGAATTTAGTTGAAGAAGCAGAAGGATTGCCAAAAAATAAATATTATGAATTTATGGGTAAAGGCTCGCCAGGAAAATGGATTACACCTTGTGCGCATCCTGCTATTAAGGGACATAAGTTGTTAGCAGAAAAGTTATATGAGAAATTAAAAAATGAAACGTAAATACATTCCAAACGGGCTAAGTTATGAGCCTAATGCTTTGTTTGAGTATACTCAGCAGCATAGCACTGATCGAAGAAAGAGAGTTCATGAGGATGAAAGTTTTTATCCTAATGGGGATGTATTTCCTGTTCCTATTTTCTTACAAGAACATTATCCGTTGCTTTATCAAGAACCTTGTAACACTCAGCAGAATGGACCTTACAAGTTTACAACAGGAGATGATGAAAACAAATTTCTCCACAATCTAAAAGTGCAACCTCAAGATTGGAAATATCGAACACAAGAGGTTATGTATAATCTTAACAACAATGGTTATAGAACTCAAGAGTGGGAAAAAATAGATTGGGAAAATAGTGTTGTTTTACTTGGTTGTTCGTGTACTTTTGGAACTGGACTGTCTGAGTTTGAAACACTAGACGCAGCAATGTGTAACGCATACGGAGGACGCCCCTTTATTAACTTGGGTTATCCTGGAGGATCTAATGAACATATTTTATACAACCTGACTATGTTGTTTAAGTATTTTCCAATGCCTAAAGGAATTATTATCTCATATACGACAACAGATAGAGCTTTATATTGGGAAGATATGCGATCTTATGGTATTGGACCATGGGATATTGCCGAGTACCCAATAAAAGAAACAATTATACATGGCGAAAACAAATCCCAACAATACTTAGCAAACTTTTTATCTAAGTTTAACGAGTTGGGAAAAGCTTATGCTACAGCGGCTACAATACAACAAATGTGCGACATGTCAGGTGTTCCGAGTTATCATTTTTCATGGTTTCAAGGCAGCGCACATGCAGCGAGAGTAGATTACATTCCTTTAATGGGACAAACTGCAGATAGAGCAAGAGACATGATGCACCCAGGTGCGGATGTAATGAGAGGTACTGCTTCTTATATTAAAAAGAAGTTTTCGTTATAAATAAAACGTATGAAGGAAAAACTTAGAAACTTTTTTAAAAAACTATTTCTAGAAAGATGGGAGTTAACAATATACTTTCCCGCAGAAACGAAAGTTTTGCCTGACGGAACCAGGCTGGAAACAGTGTCTCCCAAGACGTATATCGTCAAACGAATAAAAAAGTTATCACACCTTCATATGATTTTTATTGAAGAAAACGGAATGAGACATGAAATAAAAGTTGTCAATCCCGTTGGCTATGACTTAAGGAAAATATTTTAATGAAAAAATTGTGGAACAAAATTAAAACGTGGTGGGAAGATAGAAAACACCGCAAGGCGTTAGAAAAAAGAATCAAGGAACTTAAAGACCGCGATCCCTTTATTTACGACTAAAGAAAAGATTATATTATGAGTGATTATGGCAGTGCTGCTGATCAAGCAGAAAAGCAGCTTCGAAATATTTCTAAAACCATGTGTTACGCAAAGTGGGCGCAGGTATCCATGCACCTTACTAACGGACAAACACATAGCTGCTATCACCCCCCTACACATAAAATAGATGTCTTAGAAATACAAGACAATCCTTCAGCTCTACACAATACAAGACAGAAAAAAGAAGAACGTAAAATGATGCTGGAAGGTAAAAGGCCAGCTGGTTGTTCTTATTGTTGGAAAATTGAGGATGTTGGTGGAAGAAGTGATCGTATTTACCGTAGTGGAGAATACTGGGCTCAAAATGCCAGAAAAGATATAATTGAAACACTAGACGTTGGTAATATCAATCCACGCTATGTTGAAGTTAACTTTAACCAAGCATGCAACTTTAAATGTTCTTATTGTTCCCCTCATCTGTCTAATACATGGGAAAGAGAAATTAAAAAGGATGGTCCTTACAACATAATTGGACAAGACGGGCATCCTACTAAACACAATGATATTGCTCATTTAGAAAAAATAGATTTAATGCCAATTAAAGTTGCACAGGACGAAAATCCTTATGTAACTGCTTTTTGGAAATGGTGGCCAGAGTTATACAAGACACTAGAAGTTTTTCGTATGACGGGAGGCGAGCCATTAATGGATAGTAACACTTACAAGGTATTGGATTACATATATGAAAATCCAAATGCTTGGTTGGAAGTTAGTGTTACTAGTAATATGTGTCCTGATAAACCTAAGTTAATGGACATGTTTGTTGAGAAACTTCAAAAACTAGAAGAGATACAAATTTGGCAAAGCGAGAGATTCAATCCTGGATCTGGCAATCACTGGTATGTAAATATGGCAGTGAAAAACTTTGCAGTGTTTGTAAGTTTAGATGGAGCAGGAAAACAAGCAGAATACATTAGAAATGGTTTAAATTATGACACATTACAAACAAATGTTGAACGTATTTTAGGGGATACATGTAATACAACAATTACATTTATTAATACATTTAATAGTTTAAGTTTAACAAGTTTTAAAGAATTCTTGGAGTATATTTTAGAATTACGACACGAATATTCAAGACAAAACCAGGGTGTTAAAAAGATACCCATCTACGATCCTTATAACACCCACCCGGACTTTGAAGTGCACCCAAGACAACGTATTTGGTTTGATGTTCCTCTTTTAAGGAATCCAGAATGGCAATGTATTAATACTTTGCCGGAAGAGTTTGAAAAATACTTAGAAGAAGCAATTGAATTTATGGAACACAATTCTAATGTAGATGATTTTGTAGGTTTTTATGACTTTGAGATTGCTAAAGTTAAACGCAACCTAGAATGGATGCGAGAGAGAAATATGCCTAGAGAAAAACTTGACATCGCTAGAAAAAACTTTGTTAAGTTTTTTAAACAACACGATGCAAGAAGGGGGACTGACTTTTTGGATACGTTCCCCGAGTTTACAAGTTTTTGGAGGAAATGGGAGTGAGTGATAAAATAGTTTGGGGTGTGGCTGCAGGTACACACGACGGATCCTTAACAGTTATGAAAGGCAATGACATTATTTTTGCCTCTCACTCTGAAAGGTATTCTAGAAAGAAAAACGATAAAGACTTGAGTCATAAGTTAATCGAGGAGGCAATACAATATGGATATCCCGAAAAAATTTATTGGTACGAAAATCCGCTTGTTAAAGCAACACGAAAACTTTACGCTGGACAACCAGACATTTGGTTGTCGCCTAAAAAATACATGGCACAATATGGTATCGTGGATACTATTGAATGGGGAGATCATCACGCAAGTCATGCTGCTGCTGGTTATTACACTTCTCATTATACCAACGCTTGTGTACTAGTTGTTGATGCTATTGGAGAGTGGACTACAACATCAATATGGAAAGGAACAAATTCAAATTTAAAATGTGTTGAGCGTTGGAACTATCCTAAGTCTTTGGGTTTGTTTTACAGTGCCTTTACAGATAGAGTTGGACTCAAAGCAAACGAAGACGAATACATTTTAATGGGTATGGCTGCTTACGGCGATCCCGATCGTTTTTACGAGGAGATTAAACTTTTAGCAGCAACACATGACAATTTTCATAGGGGTATTAGATGGTGGATGCCAGAACTAACTGAAGATGATTATTTTGATGTTGCTGCCGCTACACAAAGAGTATATGAAGATTATTTAAAAAGAATTTTAACCAAAGCAAAAGAATTAACTGGCGAAGAAGATTTAGTCTTTATGGGTGGTTGCGCACTCAACTGTCTTGCAAATAGAATTATTCCAGAATATTTCAAGAGTAGTTGGATTATGCCAAACCCTGGAGATGCAGGATCTTCGTTAGGTGCTATTTTAGCAAAAACAAAACAAAGAGCCAATTGGCTAACACCATATCTCGGACATAATATTGAAGGGGAGTATCCTGTAGATAAAGTTTTTGAGGAATTAGTTACAAACGGAATTTGTGGTGTGGCAAATGGCAAAGCAGAGTTTGGGCCAAGAGCATTAGGAAATCGTAGTTTGTTGGCTGATCCCCGCGGACAAGAAATGAAGGATAAGGTTAACAAAATAAAAAATAGACAAGAGTACAGACCTTTTGCTCCTGTAATTAGACAAGAAGACGTTAGAGATCATTTTAAAGTTGGAACGTTCTTTACTTCACCATATATGCAATATATTGTAGAAGCAAAGGAACCTGAAAAGTACCCTGCCATTGTACACCAAGATGGAACTAGCAGAGTTCAAACTGTAACAAGATTACAACACCCTGGGCTTTACAATTTACTTACAAAGTGGAAAGAAGAAACTGGGTGTCCTATGTTACTCAATACTAGTTTAAACATTAAAGGTCAGCCTATTGTTAACACCCTTCAAGATGCAAAAGATTTTGAGAAACACTATGGTGTCAAAGTTTTTTAACGTCTAAATATGTGAATGGGAAACGTTGTTGACATAAAGAAGTATAAAGCCAAACCCAAAAAGGTACTTGGGTATAGGATGTCTTTCTATTCTGAAGAAGAAATAGATATGGCTTTGTTAGCACTTAATATGTACGGGTTTCATGAAATTAGGTATACACGACAACATATGAAACGTATAGATCCTGTGTTTATAAAAAGATGTTTATTAGCCTTATATAACACAGATTTTTTATCATTGAAAGGAAGAAGACTCATAAATAATATCGTAGACAATATTGAAGAAATATATGATGAGAAGGTAGGATAAATGCCAATATACAGTTTTGAAAACATCGAAACCGGAGAAGTGCAAGACTTAATTATGTCCTGGGACGAAAGGGTCAAACACTTGGAAGAAAATCCCCATTTAAGAACAATTATTACAGGGGCTCCAGGGTTAGTAAAAGGAACTGGTGATCGAACTAAACCACCAGATGGCTTTAAGGATGTTTTATCTCGGGTTGCCCAAAGCAATCCCACTAGTGCGCTTGCCGATACATGGGGCAAGAAAGACGCCAAATCAGTTAAGGTTCGAGACACCGTTAATAAAGTAAAAAAGAAAATAGGAAATATTAGCACTGACAGCTAACAATCCAGCAGTACTCAAACCACGAAAAGGGCAGAATGTCAAATAGGCACTCTGCCCTTTTCTCATCTAAAAAACGGAGAAAGACCATTATGGCAAAACGTAAAGCACTAGACTTAGTTCAAACTCAAGGTGCAGCACCAGGGGCAAGCAATTCTCTCAGAATGAGAATCGAGGACATGGTGACAATTGATGCAATAACTGAAATGCAAGGCCAGTTTTTTGCTCAATACAAATCGACGAACGCTTTAGCTTTTTTATTACATGGATGTGCAGGTACAGGTAAAACATACATTGCATTGTATCGAGCATTAGAGGAAGTTCTTATGAAAGGAACACCCTTTAGAAAAGTCGTTTTAGTTCGTTCAGCAGTGCCATCAAGAGAGATTGGACACTTGCCAGGTGATGATAAAGATAAAATTGAAATCTATTCATTGCCATATCAAGCAATGTGTCAGGAGCTATTTCCAGGAAAAGAAAAGCCATACCAACGTTTAATTGAACAAAAATATATGGACTTTATGTGTACATCTTTTGTTAGGGGTATTACACTAGACAATTCTATTGTTATTGTAGATGAATGTCAGAATATGACAGATATGGAGTTGAACTCTATAATGACACGAATTGGAGAGAATACTAAAGTTATATTCTGTGGAGATTTTAGACAGACTGACTTATACAAAAGACATGATATGTCCGGATTACAAAAATTCATGGTTATCGCCGAAAATATGAAGTCATTTAAAATTGTTGAGTTTACAACAGACGATATCGTACGTTCTCAGCTTGTTAAAGAATACATTGAAGCAAGGCTAAAATATGAGGATGAATATGGCGCCTAACGTAAGTTATTGATATTCATACAAAAGAAATTCACTATTTTTTGTAAAAAATGCTTGACTTTTGTTGAAATAGGTGCTATAATGTACGCATAAACAATGAGAAGTGAGGAAAATATGAAACAAGAACTTAAACAAGCAGTAGAGAAACTTTGTGATGACATCGTAAGTGTACATAACGAAAGTTACCCTAGTTTGACAGGCTTTAATTGTACTTACAAGGCTGGCAGAAAGTTTATTAAGATCATCAGAGAGGACCGAGGCGGTTCCAGATCTGTTTGGGGCTTTATTAACTTGGCGCATGAGAAGTTCAAAGAAGGCGATGTGCTTTTAGCTCAAGGTTGGGCAGGTCCTGCACTTAACGTGGCTCGTGGCAATCTTTTAGAAGGCTACGAAATTGGTTACAGAGAACAATATGGACCAGGCTACTGTTCAGGTGCCATAGCAGGAACTCCAAGAAATGGGACGTTTGTTTAATAGTGTTTATTCATAATCAGGTAGAAGTACCTAAACTCAAACAAGTAAATACAGAAAACGGACGGAGGTATGTTACTCCGTCCGGTGATCATTTACCTTCTGTAACTACAATTTTATCGCATAAATCTAAACCATTTATTCAGGCTTGGCGCAAACGTATTGGCGAGGCTGAGGCAGATAAAATTTCTAAACAAGCCACGACACGTGGTACTCGTATTCATAAACTTTGCGAAGACATTCTCAATAATGAGTTGACAGAAGATACTGAACTTAATTATATTGACAAAGAAATGTTTCGTAAGTTTCGCCCTTTGTTAGACGATATAAATAATATTAGAGCATTGGAGACAAAGCTCTATAGTGAACATTTAAGACTTGCAGGACAAGTTGATTGTATCGCAGAATATAATGGCAAGTTATCTGTTATTGATTTTAAAACATCAAAGAAAAGAAAGACGCCCTCACAATGCGAGAACTACTTTATACAATGTAGCGCTTACGCAATTATGTTTGAGGAACTTACTGGTATACCCGTATCTCAAACTGTTATTTTAATGGCAGTTGAAGGAGAAGAGCCTATAGTGTTTTTACAAAAGAGAGATAACTTTGTAGAAAAACTTTTTGAAGCACGGGACTCATATGAAAACGAAATCCTTAAACGGGGCAACTGAAGCATACGACTTTGACATTTACTCTGATGAACACATCGAGGATTTGGGCAGACTAGTAGCAAACAAAGCAGTCGTCTTAGTTAAACAAAAATTAAATCAAAAAAGAACCTGGGAAGTCCAAAATAGCTGGGGCGAAGGTGCACAGTCTATTGTTAACCGAGCAGTATCTCTTAGCAACATGGGTAAACATTGGGCTAGTTTACGACTAGATATCTTCAATGTTTCAAGCGAGATTGAACCCGAGTATCGGGATACCATGAATGTTGTTACATATCAGTTAGGTAAAAAAGGACGACCAAAAGGTTTGTTTGCCAATGGTGCATTAGGATGGCATAGTGATCAGGTTGCAGTTGATGACGGGGCTAGAGTTATTGGTTTAGTCTCTGTTGAACATTCTGAAAATTCACAAACCTGTTTCTTGTGTACTGCTGAGGCTTACGATAAACTGAGCCAAGAAGATAGGACTATGGTAGATGAACTGCAAAGTGTTTACAAGTGGAATAAGATTAACTTCACTGAAGATTTGATTGACACTCAGAAAGCACTGGTACGTTATAATCAGGTTCCTATTGATGGTATGTCTTGTAAGTTACAACAAGAAACATCGGGTGGTGTTAAGGGTATACACTTTCCAGGCTCGTTGTTCTCTCACTTCGAGGGTATGACAGAGTATGACAGTTTGAAGTTTAAAGAGCATCTTTGGGAACAAATAAACAAACCAGAATACATATACGAACATAATTGGCAAGACGGCCAGGTTGTGTATATGGATCAAAATATCACATTACACGCACGCCCAACAAATATACAACATGGAAACATGAGAAAGATGTGGCGCAGTGTATCTTACATGAATAAATTGTATCCTAATCATGGGTATTGGGATAAGTTTACAGTTAACGGAGTAGAAATGGATGGAAATACTTTTTTACGCCTAGTAGACGAACAACGAAAAGCAGACTTTGAGCAAGGCAAAAAAATTGCCATTTAATGCTTGACAAAATTAACAAAAGGTGTTATTATAAATACCTTGTTCGATGATAGGAACTGAAAGGTTACTTGGACGCGGGTGCGATTCCCGCCACCTCCACCAGATATGTATTTGTGTATTTGCAACAACGTAAAAGAAGGCGATACTGATAGGTATCATTTAATTGGTACCAATTGTGGTAAGTGCATATCTGATGGGGGTGAACAGGTTCGACAGGTGATTAGTAGGGGACAGGAGAACCAGTGCGGAAGCTACTGTGAATGCAACAAAAACTATAAATGCCAACGATGAGGTATTTGCTCTAGCAGCTTAAGCTAGACGGGGTATGGGTTCCACCTTGTAATCAAACGGACCCAACACACACAACACACACAAAAGGAGATAAATATGTCTAATCCATATGAACTAAGATTTTCCATGCTCATGGAAGCCAAACAGATGCTCATAGAAGAGTATCATGCAAAGAGGGAAGAACTTACAGATAGATACCATGCATTGAAAGATGCAGGAGAATCTGTTGAGTTTCCTGACTTACCTAAGTATCCTTGCTTTGAGGATATTCAGGCATTGTGCAATAAAATGAATTCCTTTGTCAGTAATACCGGAGGTAAGTACTAAGTAATTCTAAAGGTATGGGTTCCACCTTGTTACCAAACGGGCCCTTTTCTAATAGGAGTAAAACTATGCGTAATGTAATTACATCGTTATGCGGAATAATAATCCTGGTTGGTTGTAACGCTACAGAGCCTGAACCACCACCCGTTGAAAACATCGATCCAGCCCCCGAGATCGATGCATCAGAATTTCAAGACCCACACCAAGTAGCATGTATTGCTAAAAACATTTATTTTGAAGCTAAAGGCGAGCCTGTAGAAGGACAAATTGCTGTAGCTCATGTTGTTATAAATCGCGCAAACTCATCTATCTATCCAGATACACCATGTGAGGTTGTGTACCAAGCACGTTTAAGTAAGTGGGGCTTACAACGCGGCAAAATCATTCCTTTACGAAACCAATGTCAATTTTCTTGGTATTGTGATGGTAAATCTGACGTTATTGGAGATTGGAAACGATACAGAGAGTTTGTTCGTATTGCTCATGACGCAATGAGTGGGGAAATACCAGACAATACAAATGGAGCGCTATGGTATCATGCTAACTATGTTAATCCATACTGGAATCGTAATATGCAGTTAGTAGCATATCACGGAGCTCATAAATTTTATGTGAAAGACTATTGACAAACGTTAATTTATAATGTATAATGTGGCATATGATTAATACAATACCTAATATTATTGTGACAGGAGGTTGTGGCTTTATAGGCTCTCATCTTGTTGAGCGTTTGTTGCACGAAGGCTTCTTTGTTACAGTAATTGATGACAAGAGAGCTGGAGACTTTATTATACAGCATCCTCATGTTAGGTATTTTATTCATGATGTATCTAGGTTCTCGCCCTTTACACATCACATACCGCCCCCAAATGCTATTTTTCATTTAGCAAACAGCCCCAGGGTAAGACGTTCAATTGACTATCCTGGGGATACAATCTCTAATAACATTTCTACAACCGCGGCGGTATGTGATTGGGCGAGAATTTTTAATTGTAGGCTTTACTTTGCGACATCTTCAAGTACAAAATATAAGGAGTCAACAAATCCTTATACTTGGAGTAAAAAAGCATGTGAAGATTTGGTAGATATGTTTGAACAACAATATGGTATATTTTGTACCAAATTGTTTTTCTATAACGTGTACGGTCCACGTGAAGCTAATTATGGTGAATACAGCACTGTAATTAGAAAATTTAAAACCGATTATTTGGAAGGTCGTCCTCTAACAGTATACGGCTCTGGGAAAAAGGAACGTGACTTTACTCACGTTTACGATGTCATTCAGGGCTTACTACAGTTATTGGTTGATGAAAGAAAACATTCAGAAGTACATTTGGGTAAAGGATTGCCTCAAAGCATTATGTCAATAGCAGAAGGTTTTAATACAGATGTTATACATGCCTTTGATAAACCAGGAGAAGCACAGGTTACAATGTGCGAAAAACCATATATCAATTGCCCTTCAGATGTTCACGAATACATTGCCGATTGGCTAAAAAGGAATCATAATGGAATTAGTTAAAGACGAGAAAGTATCTGATATTTTTCTCATTACAAAGAAGTTTAATACATCAACTGAATTTTCACAGCACATTGAAAAGCAAGTTTTACGAACAGGATTGAGTCATATGGACGTCTTAGTAGACTATTGTGAAAGAAACGAAATTGAGATTGAGAGTGTTAACAAGTTATTGAGTACTTCTCTAAAAGAAAAAATTAAAAACGAAGCATTGAATTTAAATATGCTCAAGGAGAAAAAGAGCAACGAACTCCCATTGGATTAATTATGGATCCTTTTGACGTTTACAGATTGTATTTGTCGTTGCGTTTACACTTTACAACACCTGATTATGACATTACCAAGTACAAGGGTGCAGTAAAAGGTAAGCGAGAAACATTCTTAAAAAGAAAAGATCTTATTACCATGCGTAAATTGGCTCGAGACTATACTAAGAATGAAATTATTGACTTTCTGGTAGCTAACTTTGTAAGTGGTAATCAATGGGGTGGAATATTTGATACTGAAGCTACAGAAACATACAATTTCTGGTTGACAAAACGACAAAGGTTGTTGTATACTTTACAAACTGATTTAGACACTATAATGCTCCAAATGGAGATACGAAAACTAGAGTCTGCTATTTACGACAAATATCACCCTTTAGTTTTTAAACTTTTAATGTCTAAAGAGATACAAATAGAGACACTTGTAATATTAGAAAAATTGTTACCTTTTGTTGATGAGTATAAAGACGATTTTGTATTACAAGACTATTGTTTATTAATTAAAAAATATAAACCGTTTGTTAAATTTGATAAGGACAAAGTTTTTAACAAGCATAAGAGTGTACTGAAGAAGGTGTACGGAAATGTCCAAAACGAATCGCAACTTGGATCGCGATAAAAGAATTAAAAGAGTTGGTAAAAAAAGTAAAAAAAGGCTTGACAAATTCACAACTCTTATATATAATTATGACTCATCACAAAGTGGTGATCATGATGACGATCTAGATGAAATGCTAGATCAACTTTACTATGAAGAACGTAATAAAACGTAATACAACGCTATATAAGGAGAAATAATATGTCGTTTAATTCACTATCTGATCTTCGTAAATCTCGCGGCGGCTTTGATAAGCTAATGAAAGAGGTTGAGAAGATTTCTAACCCCGTCCAGCAATCGCAGGGCGATGATCGAGAATGGAAACCCACAGTAGACAAAGCCGGTAATGGTTTTGCCGTAGTTCGTTTCTTACCCCCAACTAAAGGAGAAGAATTTCCTTGGGTGCGTAGGTGGGATCACGGATTCCAAGGTCCTACTGGAAAGTGGTACATCGAAAACTCTCTCACTACACTAAACCAAAGTGATCCTGTATCCGAGCTTAATAGTGAGCTTTGGAACAGTGGTGTTGAGGCTAACAAGGAGATCGCTCGTAAACAAAAGCGTCGACTTGCTTACTTCTCAAACATCTTGGTTGTGAGTGATCCAGGTAACCCTGCTAATGAAGGAAAAGTATTCCTTTACAAGTATGGTAAGAAAATCTTTGACAAGCTCAATGATATGATGAACCCTACATTTGAAGATGAGAATCCAATCAACCCATTTGATTTTTGGGAAGGTGCAAACTTTAAGATTAAGATTCGTCAAGTGGAAGGCTATCGTAACTATGATAAGTCAGAGTTTGAAGCACCCTCACCTGTTGCTGATACCGACGAAGCTATTGAGGCTATTTGGAATCAACAGCACTCATTACAAGAACTAATTGATCCTAAGAACTTTAAGTCTTATGACGAACTAAAGTCTAAACTCAATATGGTACTTGGTGCTAGCAGTTCTAATGTAGGTACAGCAGAAGCAGTATCCGCTAAAGACGCTGCAGAGGACGAAGCTTTTCTAAAGTCTGTTACTACTGCCCCTAAGGCACCTGTAACACCTGTTGTTGAGAGTGATGATGAAGAGGACACATTGTCCTACTTTGCCAAACTTGCATCCGACGACTAAGGCTTGGGGGGAGTAACCCTCCCCCTTTTTTTCTGAAGGCGCTCGTAGCTCAACTGGATAGAGCATCGGCCTTCTAAGCCGAGGGTTGCAGGTTCGAGTCCTGCCGGGCGCGCCAGAAAAAATATCTAAAATTCAATCAGAGAGATTAAGAAACTAAACAAAATTCAATAACGCCCGTGTGGTGGAATAGGTAGACACAAGAGACTTAAAATCTCTCGATCATTGATCGTGCCAGTTCGAGTCTGGCCACGGGCACCAATTTTTAGAATGGCCACTGAGTACATTTCGGTAATAAGATCAATGTCAGTAAGTCCTAAAGAGTCGCAATCTTGGGCAACAGTGGCCATTCTAAAACATAATGAGTGAAAATGAATAACCCAATAGTTAATCAACTTTTAGATCTTGCTAATACAGTAGAGCCTGTACGAGGATCACGTATGGCAGCAGCTATTGTTGATAAAAAGGGACGAATAATAACTATTGGTACGAATAAGAAAAAGTCTCATCCTTTTCAGTTTAAATACAGCAGCAATGACGATGCTATCTTTTTACACGCAGAAACAGAGTGTATTTTAAACTATATCAAGGGTAAAAATAGTCTCAAGGATCTTAAAAAACATACAATGTACATTGTAAGAGCACGCCGCACAACTAACGGAAAAGAGGTTATACCAGGTATAGCCAAGCCTTGTAAAGGCTGTCAGAGAGCCTTAGCGACGTTTGGAATTAAGAATGTCGTGTATACTACTAACAGTCTAGCCGTAGAATCTTCTATCTAAGTAACGTTCTAAAGTACTCTTGCTTTGTAACCTAGGAGAAACACCTGTAGGAGGTGGTCCTTGTACCCCTCCCTGACTATTGTTTGAAACATTAGTTACATTATTAACAACAGGAGCCGGTGCTGTATCGTTAGCTGCTAATTGTGTCATGTTTTCTACTGCTGGTCCTGTAGGACTCTCAGCAACCATTGTAGGTTGAATACTTCCTTGTGTAGGGGGAGTAGCAGCTGCTAAAGAAGCAGAAGATGTTCCGGAACTACCAGAGCTTGCAGATCGAGCAGCGCTTCTTGAAGGAGGAGGAGAACTTGCTCCACCACCGCCACCGCCAAAAGAGCTCATCATTCCCATAGACGCCATAGCCGCTGCTCCTGATGGTAAAGGACCTCCAGATGCTGCAATAAAGTGTCCGCCGTGAGAGCCTCTGTAATCATGTGCTCTCCATCCGTATTTACTACCGTTTTGTCTGATCCATGTGTTAGATGTTCCATGTATGTCCATAGCAGCACCTGTCATGTGCTTGGATCTTGTTGCACCGCCTACTAAAGCATTCTTTTCCGGTGATCTTTGGCTACTTGCAATATCAGATCCTTTTACCGCGCCGTCTGAGTCTGCCATCATTGCAGAAAATGCTTCTGCGTTTTCTTTTGTAAACACTGCGGGTCTGCCTTTAGCGTCTACAACTGGATTACCGTCAGGATCTAAAGGCTGATAGCCATCTCCAGTTTCCCAGTTTGGTGATGCTTTAACTGCTTTTCCTTTACTTTCTCCATCTTTTCCTGCTTCATCTTCGCCATCTCCTGACTCGGGTTCTGCAGGAGGACCATTTGTAGCTGCAACAGCAGTATCTTCAGCACTTGTACCTAATAAACCGAATGTTAAACCACTCAATACGCTACTACCAGCGTTTTTAAGTTTGTCTCCGAAACTAGCATTTTCGTCTGCGTTAAAGCCTTTGTAAGCATCATATGCAGCCAATCCAGCTGTAACAGGAAGTGCAACTTTACCTAAAACTCGTCCAGCAGTTTTAAGTCCTGACATCATTCTACCACCAACGCTTGTCGCTTTAGCAGCAGTTTGTCCTCCTCCTCTTGCCATGGTGGCAGTTAGAGCCGCGTCTCCTGATCCCATTCCAGCTATTGTTGCTCCTGCTGCGCCTGTTGCAGCAACTGCACCTGAAGATGGTAACTCTAAACCGGCTCCTTCTTCGCCTGGTTGGGGAGTTTGTGGTTGTGCTTCTGCGCCTGGTTGTGCTTCTGCTTGGCTAGCTGCAACTGGTTGTAAACCTTGTGCTTGCGGGAAAGGATCTGGATTGCCCATCTGCACGCTAGCTTGTCTCGCCATATTGATTTTGTTCAGTTCTTCTTGTGTAAAATCTGTTCTTGGTTCTCCGTTTCTTTCAACAACTACACCATTAACTTTTCTTCCTTCTTCTGAGGAAGACATGGTTTGAGTTTCTAGGGCGTCTCCTTGTTCATCATCTCCGCCACCAAATATTTTTGATGCGCCGTATCCTAGTAGTGCAGCACCTCCTGCTATTAATGCACCTCTGCCTCTTAATAGTTTTCCTGCCCCGCTTAGTAACTTGCCACCAACTGCTCTTGCACCCTTTGCTATATTTCCGACTTTACTCTTTGCTGCAGCAAAGATGCCTCCTCCAGCAGCTGCTCCACCAGCAGTAGCTAACATACTGCCACCGCCACCGCCACCACCGGGCAGTCCGCCAGCCTTTGCCATATATTCAAGAAGATCTTTAATTTCTTCTAATAGAGTAACTTGTTGTTCGGCGTAGTTTTCTGTAACAACACCTCCGTCAAAACCTTCTTTTGCTAATTTTTCCTTTTTAGCTTGTCTTGCTTCTTTTTCTTCTTTTTTGTCTTCGTCTTTTGCTTCTTTTTTTGTAACCTCTAGCAATTCGCCTGCAGTGTTGAGTCCTCTATTTTGGTTTTTCTCTTCAAAGGCAACAGCGGCTTCTTTTCTAGCAATAGCTTCTTTCTGGCCTGCTGTATAAAAATTAGACAATCCGCCAGTATTGGCATCACCAAATAATCTTGTTGGTGAGAACGCTTGTTTTATTGCTGTACCAAAACCAGCGTTTTGATCTATATTCAAGGCTTCTTTAATACGGCTACCTTTGTTTAGATCCTTTTGTAAATCATCCATACCTAACTTGGTGATAAGTTCGTCACCTTTATCACCGGCAGTTAGTCTTAATGTCTCTCTTTGTTGTAGAATTTTTTGTTTTGCTTCTTGTCCTTCTTTGCCTCTTAACTTTTGAGAGTCTTGCATCATCTGGACAAGTTTTTTCATTTCATCTTGTGTACCAGGAGCCGAATTGTCCATCAATTGTTGAATAGCGCCTGCGTGGTCGCCTAAACTTCTGGACATTTTAGCAGATGCTGAAGATATACCAAATTGTGTTGCTTTGGTTGTTGTTGCTAGTGTAGGGCCCATGGTTGCGCCCTTCTTAATAGAGTCTGCAAGCATTGATACACGACTCTCACTATCTTTATAGGCTTCTTCGTTTGCGTAGGAACCTGTTTTTTCGTCTCTGTATTTTGTTCTGCCTTGTTTGTCTACTTCTTGTCTTACAGTGGACTTCCCACCAATACGCAACTTGTCCATTGCGTTAACGTTTTCACCGCGAACATCCTTCTGGGATTGGTCTTTAATCTCTCTTTCAGCAGCAATCCGTTCTTCAGATTTTTGATCAATAGCAGAAGATTCACCAAGAGGCTCTCCTAAGGCATCAGCTGCCTTTTGTTTTTCCATTTGCCTCAGCTCTTTTCTTTTTCTAGAAACCTTTAGTTTATGATCGGCTGCTTTTTTGCCGGTTAAACCAATGCCTTCTTCAAGCAATTGCTCTAGTTCTGCTTGAGCTTCTTCTATCTTTGAACGGTCTAGTGCCATCTCTTATCCCTTTTGTTGATTCTTTTCTGCCTTTTTAGCTAAATGCTGTATCAACATAGTAACATAAACTTCTCTTTCCCAGGGCATCATATCTTCTAACTCAGTTAAACTATAATGATGTTCTTGCATCAATAAGAAATTCGTTTTGTAATAATTCTCTAACGAATCCTGAGAAAGAGTTAGCCGAAAAAATGTTCATAACCATTAATGTAAACTTGATTGTCCTCTTTACATTTAGGACAAGTAAAATCAATAGTCTTTTCCAAATACGGCATTGTTTCAAAATATTCTCTAATATCTCTCAATGCTGGAATTGGTAAACTTTCAATGAACTCGACTGCCTCTTCATCCTTTATTTCTGCGAAGTCAATAACTTCATCTGCAGTATAAACTTTCTCGATGCACGCTCTAATAATATCCAAATCGTCTGTTTCTTCAATTTTAGAAACTAATGTACTTGTCGGATATCTTAAAATTAATCCTGCCTCTTCATTTACAGCAATTTTTTTCTCATATTCAACATCATCTCTGTTGAGAACAAACTCGTTAAAGTTTACCTCCCATGGCGAAGTTGCATCACAGTTTCCACAAATTAATGTAAATGGGTGAGTCTCCCCTACCGATTTTGCTTTAATTTGTAAAAACAACCACTGTAAATCAAACATAGTTAGTGATTCAACATCTAACTCGTCTAACAAACAGTTTTGGCAAACTTGCTGACAACAAGAAATCATTTCTTGATAATTGTCAGACGCAGAAGCCATTGTTAATAGTTTTTCTTCCTTTACAAGGAAGGGCCGACACTTATACTCCTTTTTACTAGACTTTAAAGTAACTTTAAAGGTAGGTGTCTCAAATTTTGGTAACATAATTTTTCTCCATTATTTTTTACTCTCGCTCCCACCAAGTTGATGCGAAAGTACATGACAATCTAATAACTCCTGGGTTACTTGAACTTACAGGAACCACGTTTAGCAATTTTGGAAATGCGTCATATAACATCCAACTTGCGGTAATTTCATCTTTAGTATTAAGTGTTGCAATTTTAACTTGACCCATATAGTCTGAAGGATACGCTAGTTCTTTTGAGGTTGGATTTGAGATATAATTCATCCAATCTTCCATCATTCCTCTTATTCCCCAACCTTCATCACAGACAAAGGTGAACACAAATTCGTCTCCTAAAAATTCTAAATTTTTAACTCTTTGTTCGGTCCATGCACCAACCCTAAGAGGTTGTACTGTTGCAGATAGTCCAGGAACCTGTGCTTCTTCACAAAGGATAGAAGCAAGTCTTGTAGTGTTGCCTCCAATACCTGAAGGAGGAAAAAAACTAATTTCAAATCTATCAGACCTTTGTGTCTGACTACTACGAACTACTCCTAAAAAGTCGCTAATTTTAAAACTTGAGTTTGCCATTATAGGTAATTCCTGCTATCGGACCATACTTCTTGGTTAGTTGCTCCTTTGAAATCTGCCAAAGGTAATAATATTGCAGCCTTCCAATGTTCTGGATCTACTTTTAAAAATCTTGATTTTACATGGCTTATTAGGTATCTCTTTACACATGGTTTTACTCCTTTAAATCTAGAAGTATTTTTTAGTAATGTCCATGATGCGTCCATTTTACCTTCTTTTGTGTAGTCTAAAAGTTTGCCTAAAAGTTGCATTCTAAGCATAGGGGGTAAGTAATGTAAGTTTAATCCGTACCACCCACCTTTAGTATTCTCATAAGGTATACAAAGTGGAAATCTGTCCCAATAAGGTAAGTTTTCTTTTGTCTTTGCATCATACAAAAACATATACATGTGACCTACCTCTAAAGAGCCTTTTAACTCACCAATATCAGATTTAAAAACTGAGGCTTGGTTTTGTATATTGCCTGCTAATTTATTAATCGCAGACATATACCACTGATAGGATCTATCTTTGGTACCTGCTTCTGTTCTAATATCTGTAAACGGTGTTGTCGCCATACCACTATTTATAATGGTAAGCCAAGCTCCTTCTCTGTAATAACTAAAAACTCCCAGCCTCGATCTAAACAAAATTCTTTTGCAGTTTCCCATTTAGCAAGGTTTACACCGTATTGCATAACTTCATTAATAAAGCGTTTAGTTTTACGTTTTGGAATTATAGGTTCTTTTGTAAATTTGTAAGGTTTAACTTCTATTAGGTACTTTTTATTGTTTACCTTAATATAAAAGTCAGGAAAGTATCTGTGAACTTTTTTGTCTAAAGGAGATCTGTAAGGTATACAAACCTCTTCTGATCCCCATTGTTTTACATCATTGTTTTTATCACACCAATTCATAAATTTTAGTTCATAAGAACTTCTATAAATAATATTAGTCACATCTCCTTTATACTTAGAAGGGTTTGCAGGAACAAATCTTCCTTGATAAACATCTTTAGAATACATTGACATACGATCACGAAACCTTTATAAATACTATAACATGTTTATTTATACGGGGACATCATAAATGGAATGGATAGACAATATCGTCAATGCTTTCACAGGCGATAGAAATGATACTGTTGTAGAAGAACGCAAACTTGAACAGCAAGTTTCAGCATATCATGAGTCTGTAGAAAACAGAACATATGACTTTACGCCTAAGGTAATGTCTTATCCTTCAGAGGCAGGGGGAGTTGAAATGCCCCACACTGTTGTATTTCATATTAATGTAAGATCAAACAGTTCAATGGGACGTCAGTTATTTGATGAAAAACAAAATGACGCAGATTGGGCGGCTTCACAACAGGCATATCAAGACGAATATCTCTCTAGAGAGTCTAGAGCAAAAGGAGAAAACGAAGATACTATTATGGGCGCCGGAGCGGCTTTAGCTGGTGGTGCAGTTGCATTGGGTACTAATATGGGAAACAATCCAAGTGCTTTAGCAAAACCCTTGTTGGCTTTGGGTACTGGTATAGCTGCAGGAACTATTGTTGGGGGAATAACAGATACTGAGACAACATACAGATTGGACTCCTCAATTAGTTTACATATTAATAATCCTCCCACTGTTACATATAAAGCAAACTGGGAAACAGCGGAATTAGGAGCAGTCCTTGGAAATTTGGCTAGTGGTAAATCAAGCATCGCTGGCTCAATGAACGCGGAAATGGCTGAGTTAGTGGGCAGGGGTACTATTGCAGCCGCTGCATCTATTCCTAAAGGTTTAGGAGTAGACATGGACTTAGGAGCCGCTATTGAAGCAACATCTAAGAAAGTACCCAACCCTTATAAAGAACAATTATTTAAGTCAATGGACTTTAGACAGTTTTCATTTACTTATCAGTTTGTTCCTAGAAATGCGCAAGAATATCAAAATGTTCAAAGTATCATTTATCAGTTTAAACGACATATGCACCCTGAGGTTAGCACAAGCGGTTTGTTCTTAATTTATCCCTCAGAGTTTAATATTGAATACTACTATAGAGGTTCTAAAAACGTACACATTAATAAAATTGCATCTTGTGTTTTAACAAATATGAAAATTACATATGGTGGTGATCAATTCAATACAGTTAAAGGAACAAACGGTGCTCCTGCAGAAATAAATCTTGCCATGGAGTTTACTGAGCTAGATGTACTAAATGCACAAAGAATTGAGGAAGGAATGTAATGTATTTTAAAGACTTTCCAAATATCATCTATCCGTTTAAAGATAAAAATGTAAGATTTAAAGACATTGTTAGACGAGTTGGTGTTGAAAATAATATAGCAAAACTAGCTTTATATCAAAGACTTTCTATAGTTGACTATTTTATTACTGATGGAGAAAAGCCAGAACATGTTTCAATGGCTTTATATGGAACAGTCGATTACTACTGGACAATCTTAGTTCTTAACGATATTATAAATCTAAATACAGATTGGCCGAAACATCAAAACACAATGTTTGAATATTGTGAAGATAAATACGGTAAAAACAACGCTACAGATACCCATCATTATATTATAGCAGACACAGAAAATGACGATGATCCCATTGTTGTTGATTACGATCCTGCCAAGTGGGCAAATAGCGAAATACTTGATGTAACAAACTATGAATATGAATCTCAATTAAACGATAAAAAGAGAATGATTAAAGTTTTGAGAAAAGAAAGTGTTGCATCGTTTGTTGATAGATATCAAGAGCTAATTACAGGATAAAAAATGGCATTAGAAGATGAGCTAAGTACCGAACCAGGTGACGTTAAGTTAGAGACAGCAACTCTAACTAATCAATTTGGCGATACAATCGATATAGAAAATTTTATAGCTGAGGTCAACATTTACGAGGACCTTTGGTCGCCTGTTATGCACGGAGAGCTTGTTATTTCTGATTCTGCAAACATTGTTACAGATTTTCCTATATTAGGAAATGAAATTCTTGAAATTGCTTATAGAACAAAAGTATTTGAAAAAGCAGCTGCAGGAATGATTAAGCATAAATTTCAGTGTTACGCATTAGAATCAAGAACTTTTTCTAATGATAGAGAACAAGGCTTTAAATTATGCTTTATGTCGATAGAAGGTTATAAGGATCAGATTATAACTTTGTCAGAAACTTTTAGAGGCTATACACACGACTTGGCAGAAAAGTTATTTGGCAAAATTCAAGAGGAAGGTAGTTTAATTGTAACAGACAAACCACATCAGTTTGAAGTTACTTTTACACCTTGTTTTTGGACACCTTTAAGATCCTTAAACTACTTATGTAAACTTTCTAGAGGAGCAAACAACGCAGGTACTGACTTCATATTTTTTGAGTCTAACAAAAGTTTTTATTTTACAACCATCGAAACTATAATTAAGGAACAGGTGCAAGGAAGTTTATTTGAGCACTATGTAGTAGAACAACCTGGTACTAAAATACAAAGAAGAGCAAATGGATATGGATATCGCGGTGCGAAACTTCCTGATGGTTTTACCGTTGTAGAGGACATACAGATACCTTCTACAATGGATATTATTGCAACACAAGACTCAGGATTTTATTCTAGTGCAGGACGAGCCTTTAACTTTACAACAGGCGAACATTTTGAATCTTTTTGGGATGCTAAAAAATATTTCAAAGATTATGTAAAAACAAATGACGGTGTACCGATACCTAAAAAAGTAAACAGCAATCCGTATGCCAACCAAACTTTTATACCTTTAAACTCTTATCTTTTTGATGATTTTGAATACAATGAGGAGTTTATTGGACAAACAATGTGGAGAAAGTCATACTTTGCTTCTCTTCAACAATATAAGTTTAGAATTGAAATACCAGGAAGAACAGATATACAGGTTGGAGATTGTATTTACTTAGACTTTCCTACCATTGGTGAAAAATATCAAGATAATAGTAAACCTGTTTTTGATAAATTGTTATCAGGAGTTTATGTCCTTTCAGCATTACATCATAAGTTTGATGCTAGTAGACACACTATCTTTGCAGAAGTTATTAGAAACGGTTTAGAGTACAGCTTGGGCGGACAAGAGGATTAATTATGATTACTAGAATGAACTTTTTTTGGTGGATTGGTATTGTAGAGGACAGAGCAGACCCAGAATTCCTTGGAAGATATCGTGTTCGTATTATTGGTTACAACACCGGCAATAAAGAAGCTTTGCCTATAAAAGACTTGCCTTGGGCCGTTTCCATGCTTCCCACTACAACACCCGGTATTTCCGGTGTTGGGCATAACCCAGCTTTAGTAGAAGGGGCTAGAGTAATTGGATTTTTTGCTGACGGAGACGATATGCAAATGCCAGTTATTATGGGCTGCTTCTCAGCAAATCCACAAAAAGGTCCTAACTTAGAAGACAAAAGCGCTTCTCCTCCCGATCCTTTGATGGGCTTTACAGATGTTTTAGGTGTTTTTCCAAAAGCTGAAACTGGCACAGGTTATAACTCTATAGAAGAGCCTGATTCTAGCAGACTAGCTAGAGGAGAAGATGCCGAGTTACATGCCTCTCTTATTAACAAAAGAGCAACAAGACTTACCGATATTCCTGTTGCTATGGCACCAGATGTTAGTTCTGTTGCTGGACAAAAAGACGGCAAAATTTATGAAAGAACACACTATGACGAGCCAAATCCTCGTTTTAGTAAAATGGAAGTTGACGGAAATAAAATAAAAGATGTTGGAGAAGCATCTTATGTACCATTAGGAACAAAGCCAACCGCAGACATTATCAAGCCCGGCCAAACGTCAATGTATCCTTACAACAATGTTTTGGAAACTGAGTCAGGACATGCTTTTGAAATTGACGATTCCCCAGGCAATGGCAGAATTCATACTTACCACAACTCAGGTACTTTTGAAGAAATACAATGGGACGGACAAAAGATTACTAAGGTTGTTGGTAACGACTTTAGCATTTTATTAAAAGATAAAAACGTTTATGTAGAGGGACGCCTTACAGTTAATGTTAAAGGCGATGCTCACATGTATGTTAACGGAGATGTTTACGAAGAAATTGACGGGGATAAGTTTGTAACAATTAGAGGAGATAGGCATACTAAGATTGGTGGTAATGACATCATGGAAGTATTGTCTAATCAAAACACACAAATTAACGGCGACAAAGGATTGCGTGTTAGTGGAGACGACTCAGAAACTATTGTAGGCAATCAATATCACTCAGTTGGTAAAGATAAACAGACTACAGTTTATGGAGATGTAAAATATAAACATCTTAAGAACATGAAAGTTTCAGTTGCAGACAATTATACTACTCTTGTTAAGGGTAAATATAACTTAGGTGTAGCAGGTTTATTTAGTCTTGCTACATTGGAAACAGGCTATCTTGTTTCTAAAAAGAAAATGACAATAGAATCTAGAGAAGACGAAATGGACGTTCTTTCAGAGAAGAAGATGTTTATTAGAACTAATGCAGAACAAGAAATTACAGTCGCAGATAGTCAGACAATGAATGTTGGCGTGGATCAATCCTTTATAATTGGAACTCCGTATCAGCCACCAGAAATAGATCCAGAAACAGGCGAAGAGACAGCGCCAGCACAACAACCTACCGGAGGCAATCATACCACTACAATACACAATGGTTACTACCTACATCAAACAACAGAGGGTACTGGCTTCTTAAGTAATGTTTCAATTCAGAGTATTGGTACTCAAACAGGTACGTTGAATGTTGAAGACACTATTCACGCAGGCGGAGATATTTCAACTGACGAAGGTAATGCTCCAACATTAGCCACACATAAACACAAAGAGATACCAGGTAGCGGTTCTCCAACAGATACATCAGAGCCTGATGCGTAAGGGAGACTAATATGGCATCATTTGAAAAATATTTAGAACAGGAAAAGATATTTTCATTAGGATGGGATACTCCTCTAAATCCTGAAACAAATCCTGTTTTAGACTTAAATGAACCAGGCAGTATGTCTGATTTCAGAGTTGGTAGCAACGGTGTATCTTTTTATCCGTGGTCAAGAGGACCTTATATTGAGGGTAGTGCAGTACTACCTGACGGAAATCCTAATAATCATGACTGGGGTGAACGAACAATTTTCATCCACATTCCAGTACAAGCATTTAAAGAGATAACAGGGTATTCAGATAGAACATTTGCAAATCTAACAGTAACTCTTAGTCAAAATGCAGGCTCTAATCCTATTACTGTAGATGGTAGATTACAAAAAGTAAACGCATTTTTCCATGGCGAAACTACCATAGAAGGTATTAAGTATTGGCGATACTCCTTTTTTATTATTCACGGAACTGTTACACCTTCAGTCAATTCATTAGAAATACCATATGATGGTTACAATGGTTATCTTGGAATTCATTTAACATCAGAGCCCGGAAACTTAGAGAGTGTTCTTAAGTCAGTAAACGCTCAATCAATTCCAATGAAGATTTACTCTGTTTTAAATAAATCCTCAAAAGCAGGATTTTATGGAGGACAAATTGTTGAGGCAAAAACCGGACCAATTGAATTAGTTCGTATTGTTGAGACTGGAGAAAGACTGACACCCGGTAATGTTCGTGCTAAAAGAGCTCCAGGTAATCTTGGAAACAATGCTACTTTTGAATTTACCGTTTCTACTGTTAATTTAGGAACCTTAACGAATGTTAGTGTTGTAGATCGTGGAGATGGTTATAAAGTAGGGGATCGTTTTAACGTTGATGAAATAGAAACCACTTATGGGTATCCTGTTCCTGGTGTTATTGAAGTTACAAAATTATACGAGGCTAATAAAGTACTGCCCCCTGCAGAAGAAGATTCTGAGGCACCCGAGCAGCCTGCTCTTAATGGCATTATTGGTGGAGGAGAATACTCAAAACAAGCAGAGCCTGATTGTGGTGGTGGCCATATTAATGATACCGAATACGCAAGAGCATATTATTTCAGATTTGGTATTGATGTAAACGACACTAGAACATATCCCCCTAACCAAGTACCTGTAGATAAAAGAGCAGCAAGAGGGTTCCCTGTTCCAGGAGGGGATCTCGCTGGACTGTTAGACGAAAATGGGAAGCCAATAGCAACACCCATGTCCCTAACTCCCGGCATGCAAAGCGGTAAAGCATGCGGAGGAGGTGGTGGCGGTGGTGCTACTAGTAGCCCTAATCCCCCAGCAGGACAACCTCCAACTTCTAAGCCTCCTAAACCTAAAACTCCTAAAACAAACTATCCTGGCATAACTGGTGGTATTGGTTTTGGAGATCCAACAGATTGTGGTCCTGCAAAAGGGTTGCGAGAATTAGCAGAAAAAATTAAAGAGTTTGATGATGCTTTTGACGATTTATTAGATTCAGTTTTGTTTGGAGTCTCAGATCTTTTTGATGCTCTTGAAGGGTTGGTTGAGAACGAAATCAATTCTCTCAAAGATAAATTACTTTCTATGATTCCTGATGCAGTAAAAGAAAAAGCTGAGAACTTAGAAGGCGGACTTAAAGAGGCACTCGACTTAGTTGATAAAATTGCTGCTGGCGGAAACGAAGCACTTGCAGCCGCTGCAAAAATGCAACAATTAGGCAAAAAGTGGGGAGGCATCATTGACAGTCTTGGAGGATTTGAACTTTCAGGCAATCCAATAAGAGACTTTGATCAACTATTAGGCTTAGCTTCTAGTCTTTTAGGACAGGGAGCAACAGATATAGCGGCTCTTTGTAAGTTATTGCCAAATGTAAATGAGGATCCTTCAGGCGAACTTATAATAAAATCTACTGGAATTACATTCCCTGAAGTTGACGCTAAGGCTATATTAAAGGGATATAAACTACCTCCACTTCCAGAGCCTGTATTTACAATAGATATTGGTGCTAGAATAGGAGAAGCAGAACAAAGATTTGAAAACTTTGAGCCTCCTAAAATATATAAAGGCCCACGTGGCTAATTGTTATAAATACATTTATGCCGATACTAACAGCCAGACAAAGCAGACTATACAAAGACCTGGATATGAATTTTACAGCAAATCCAGCTACTGGAGATGTCTCTAAGGTTGTTGATGTAAACGCAGTCAAACAATCATTAATTAATTTAGTGTCTACGAACTTCAATGAGAGGTTGTTTAGACCTAGATTAGGAACCGGCATCAGAGGATTATTATTTGAAAATGTTAGTCCTCAGGTAGCTGTAGCATTGCAAAAAATTGTAGAACAAGTCATTGCTAATTATGAGCCAAGGGTTGGACTTGACAAGGTTGAGGTACAGCCTGAGGTTGATCAAAACTCATATAGTGTGGCAATCTATTATACCGTGAGAGGCGTTGATTCGCCTCAAACACTTTCATTAAATTTAAGGAGAATAAGATAAAATGGCTAATAAAATTACTATTATCCGAGAAGAAAAGCCGGAAACTGCTGAATGGTTTGACGATCATTTAGAGTCAATCACAGACTATTCTGATAGTCCTAGATTTGAAGGCTTACACCCCCATGTAATCGAGGCATCATATGCTATCGATCCAGCATTTCCAGCAACAGAAGCATTGAACGCTGACAAGAGTCTGCTAATTCAAACAGTTTCCGAAAACTGGGGTGACTACAGGGAAACAAGAATTAGATGCACTGACGAAGATCCAGTGTTGTGGTTAGATCCAAAACCACAAGAAGCATTAGACAGAGATGCTTGGAATGCCGATAAAGGTATTACCATGACTATTACTACTGTTGACGCTGACGAAGATTGGGTTATTGTTTAATAACAAAAAATAAGTCGAGGGTAACATGGCACAACTAGACGTCTCTGAACTAGACTTTGCTTCTATTAAGCAAAGTTTACAAACTTATCTGCAATCTCAAGAAGAGTTTTCAGATTATAACTTTGAGGGCTCTGGCCTTTCAGTTCTTTTAGACGTCTTAGCTTATAATACACATTATAATGCTATGTTGTCCCACATGATTGTAAACGAAAGTTTTCTTGATAGTGCAGTAAAACGTTCCTCGGTGGTATCTTTGGCAAAAGCTATTGGATACACACCAAGGTCAAGACGTTCTGCCGAAGCAACTGTAAATTTGGTTGTATATCCCCCAGCCGGTTATACTGACACAATTTTAACTATTACAAGAGACACTCGTTTCCAAACAACCGTTGATGGGCAATTTTATACATTTTTTCCTCAAACTGGACAATTTTCTATTTTAAGAAGTAATCAGGGAAGAGATTTGTTTTACTTCCCCAACTTAAAAATTAAGGAAGGCCGTCGAGTTTCAAATAACTTTATTGTAAATAGTTCTAACTTAACTGGACCTTTTACTATTCCTAATGTTGGAGTAGACACATCAACATTAAGAGTTCGTGTTCAAAAATCAGCAACAGATTTTGGACTTACTACTTTTACACACCGAGACAAATTTATAGATGTTAAATCTACAACTGCTGCATATTTTATTGAAGAAGGTGCAGATAGTTTGTATCAAATTAGATTTGGAGACGGTGTTGTAGGAAAAGCTCTTGAAGCAGGAAATATTGTTATAATTGATTATCTTGCCACAGTAGGGGCTCCTGCTAATAATGCAAGACAGTTTTCAGTTGGTAGCACATTGACATTAAGTGGTGAGCAGGTTGTAGTACAAACTGTTCAATCATCTGTTGGTGGTATATCTAGAGAATCTGTTGATAGTATTAAGCAAAATGCTCCTAGATACAACTCAACAAAAGAACGTGCAGTTACTGCCAGAGATTACCAATCATTAATTTTAGCAGCAAACCCAAATGTAGAATCAGTATCAGTTTGGGGCGGAGAGGATAACGATCCTCCAATGTACGGCAAAGTATTTTTGTCGTTAAATCCAGTTTTAGGCTCCATTATCACACAGTCTGATAAAGATAAAATTCAAGCAGAAATTATAGGACCTAAAACACCGATTGCTATCATTCCAGAGTTTGTTGATCCAGAGTTTACTTATGTGGGAATACAATTAAATGTTTCTTACAACTCAAAAGCAACAGGATTGACTTCTGGGCAAATTATTAATTTGGCAAAGACTGCAATTCAAAATTATTTTTCTACACAATTAAACAGTTTAAATAAACATCTTTATTACAACGATATACATCGAGAACTTTTAAACATTAGTGATGCCGTTGTCTCTTTGGCTCTTAATTATAGATTACAAAAAAGAGCTACAGTAACTGATATTAATGCTTTAGGAACATATAGAGATACATTTAATGTAAAATTACAGCCAAGAACTTTTTATAGTACATGGTTTAATTACGAATTATCAAACAATACCTATAAAGTAAAAATTGTTGATGTTCCTGAAACTGGCGTTGTTGCGCCTAGTTATAATGGAACCGGTACGCTTGCGTTAGAAACTCAAGATGGTAAGCAAATAAAAACTGTTGGTACTATTGATTACGACACAGGAAAGATTGAGTTTCCAGACTTAATTGTTAAATCCACGTATTCAACAGAAAGTATTGTTAGATTTAATGTTATACCTCACGAAACAGTGAAGGATATTAAAACAGATGTGCTTACAAGAAAAACAATTCTAAGCGACAATCCTGTTGTGCCGTTACCTTCTAGAAACACAATATTAAAATTAGATGACACAGTGTTTAATACGGATACCGGCGCACAAAACGGAATGGTTATAACAACAACTGCAAGAGTACGAGAGGACTAATGTCTCATTACATTCCTAGTTATTACAGGTATGTATCTCAACTAACTATCGATAATGCAGGTAGTGGGTATTCTTCTGAGCCAACTCTCACCTTCTCAGGAGGAGGGGGAACTGGAGCAACAGGTACTGCTGAAGTTTACAGCGGAGAAATTGTAGGAGTAAAAGTTACTAATCCAGGAACTGGTTATACTTCTTCACCCACTGTTACTATTTCTGGCGGAGGAGGTACTGGAGCAAGTATTACAGCAAAACTTTCTTTTGCTACTGACTCAAGTACTGAATATAATGAGAAGCATTCTTTATTGCTAGATGAGCAGTTTCCAGAATATATTACATCTCGATATCCAAAGTTTATCTTATTTCTTAAAAAATATTATGAATGGATGGAAACTGAGGGTCCGGCAAAATTTCTTCTAAACGAACACATTAACAATATAGACAGTGCTAGTGAGGCTTTTTTAAACAAGTGGCAAAAGTATTTAGGTATTGACGTACCTAAACTTTTAGCTGTAGAAAAAAGTGCTTTACTAAAAAGACTAAAAGACGTTTATGAAACAAAAGGATCTAAAAGATCCATTGAAATGTTTTTTAGAATAGTTTATAACGAAGAAGTAGAAGTTTATTATCCTCAACATTACTTATTGCGCCCATCTGATGGGCAATGGGTTGTAGAAAAGTCAATAAAAATTACTGCCATCACAGGAGGACCTGATCCTCTTACGTTACCAGGAAAGGTTGTGGGCGTACATTATTACGCTACAACTGGTACAATTACTACAGTAAAAGAAATTTCTGCAACCGTAGAAAGAGTAGAAAAGATTGCTTACACTTCACCACAAGCATATGAAGTTTATTTAAATTTAGCTGACACTGTTACAAAAATAGAAGGCCCTGGTACTGGAGCAACTTTCAATATTACACTTACAGCAGGTGTAGTAACTGACGTAGAGGTTACAAACGGTGGAAGTGAATACATTGCAGCTCCTTCCTTAACCGTTGGTGATCCAACAGGAACTGGAGCAACAGTAAGAGCCAATGTATCAGGAGGAGCAATTACCTCGGTAACAATTACAGATGGGGGAAGTGGTTACACTGATCCTACAATGATTGTTGATACCGATGGTATTCAATCTCACATAGCTATCGGCTCTCACGCTTCAATGGTAAGATATGGGAACTTACAAAGAACCCTTTTATCAGTTACCACAAATTCAGTTACATATACCTCTGATTCTGGTTTTAGAGTTGGAGATACGTTTGAAGTTAACGAAACTGGAGATGACGGAAGAGGTTATTCTCTTACTTACTTCGAACAAGATTATGTTCTTATTGGGGGTAGAAATGGTGCTTATGTTAAAATTCTAGAAGTTGATCCCAACAATTATAACGCACCCCTTGTATGGGAGGTTATATCTGGTGGTACTGGATTCTTAAATACGACAACAACTCTTAACTTAACATCTAAAAATGGTACCGTAGTACCAGTAACAATTACCTCTGGTTATTTACTAACGTATGCCGGTAAATATATCGACGACAAAGGTAAGTTATCCAATGTTAACGTATTACAAGATAACAAAAAATGGCAGAAATATTCATACGTTGTTAAGACAGGAACATCACAAACTGTTTGGGAAGGGCCTTTTAAAGATTTTGTCCACCCAGCTGGATTAGAAGTATTTTCAGATTTAATTATTAAACATAATCTTGATTTTGCTTCAAACATTAGTGTTGCAATTACCGGAACAGTATTTAGGAAGTTTATTACAACGACTGCGTTGGCAGACACACATCTTGTAGAACTTGATTACAGAAAAAATCTTACTGAACTACTAACTGTAACAGACGTAGACTTCTTTAGTTACGCTATGAACAAACAAGAGGTTGCGGTTGTAACTGAAGAACATGCTAAGAATTTAACATTAGTTAAAGCAGATACTGCAAGTATATCTCAAGTATTTGACAGAGTTTTAACTTATATAAGAGAACCTTCTGACACTGTATTTAATTCAGACGATCAAGTATTGAGCGTTACTTTAAACAAAGAAGAAGATTTAAATGCGTCAGAAACAAATATTAAAGAATTCAATAAACCTATTGATTCATCAGCGTCTCTTACAGATGCTGATGCTAAATTATTAAATAAACCGTTATCAGAAACTCTAACTGTTCTACAGTCTTTTGAAAGTTTAATTACTTTTATAAGAGAGTTTACTGAAACGTTAACTGCATCAGATACCGATATTATAGCTTACAATAAAAATGTTATCGATAGTTCAGTATTAACAGATGCCATTGATAGTTTTGATGTAAACAAAGCTATCTCAGATACACCTTTAGCAACAGAGTCTGATGCTAAAGTAATTTCAAAACCTGTGGCTGACACAGGTACAGTGAGCGATGCTCCAGTTAAAAACGTTACTCAATCGATTGAAGGTTTTGGACCTGACGGATTGGGTGATGATGTTAGTATTGACGAAGAATTGAACTTCGCAATTCAAGGTTATGTTGACGGCAATTACTTCCTAGAAGATTATGTTGGAACATATTTCACTGTTATAAATAAACAGAAGAGTGTAGCAAATGATGTGTTTGCTACAGACAACACAAATTTACAAACAACAAATATACAGGAGGAGTCCGTATCAATAACAGATTCTGGTATAGTAGTTAAAGAAAACTACTCTAGTGAAGGCTACTTTGGTGGCGATTACGTTGGTACAGGCACCCCTATTACTTAAAATGGAGAACGAAATGTTAAACAAAGAAACTCAAAAAGCTACAGGTAAGGTAAACGTTGTAGTTAGAGACGAATTCGGTTCTGTAAAACAAGATTTTACTGTTAACAACCTTGTTGTTGACTCTGGATTGGATTTTATTGCATCAAGAATGAACGGCACCTCAGAAGCTGTCATGTCGCATATGGCTGTTGGTACAGACAACACAGCTGCAGCATCTGGAGATACTGCACTAGGAACAGAACTTACAAGAGTAGCTCTTGATTCTGCTACTGTTACTAACAATGCTATCGAGTATGTGGCAACTTTTGCTGCTGGTACAGGAACAGGTGCACTAACTGAAGCTGGTGTTTTAAACAACGGCGCAGGCGGTACATTACTATGTAGAACTGTATTCTCAGTAGTCAATAAAGGAGCATCAGACTCTATGACTATTACTTGGACTGTAACAATCAGCTAAGGTAAGAGTTAGTGGCCCTATTATTAAGAAAACTTGGTAGAGTTGAATTAGCTAGATCTTTTTTTAGAGATATAGTTAACGAAAACGACTATTACTATTTTGTAGTTGGTAAAACTACAGCGTGGGAGGACGAGGAGGCTCCTCCTTCTCCCACTGACTCTGATTACTATATCAACGAGTTTAGACGCGAAGCCATGTTTTTACAAAGGGTCAACGATGGCGATGTTTGCCTATTGGCAAGAAGAATAGATTGGACTAGCGGGACAGTGTATGATTCATATGATCATCACTATTCCGCTACTTCAACTGCTTACTCAGGAGCTCAAACTCTTGATCAAGCAAATTTTTATGTAATGACAGATGAGTACAAAGTTTATAAGTGTTTAGACAATAATTATAATTCTCAAAGCACATTTAAACCCACAAGTACTAGTACATCTGCATTTGAATTATCAGACGGATATATTTGGAAGTTCATGTTTGAAATTTCTGCCGCTGATAGAACTAAGTTTTTAGATCCAACACATATTCCAGTTAGAAAAATTTCTGGCAATCCAACCTTTGATGTAAATGGTGAGATTGATACTATTACAGTAACAAACGGCGGAAGTGGTTATACCTCAGAGCCCACAGTGATTATATCCGGAGACGGCACTGGTGCTGTTGCTACAGCTACCTTTTCTGCAGGTGCCGTCACCGGTGTTACTATTGACAGCCCAGGAGAAGGATACTCCTTTGCCTTTGTTTCCTTTGCAGGAGGCGGTGGTTCTGGAGCAGTAGCAGAAGTTACTTTAGGAGACGACGATCCTTCACCAGTACTTCAAGCATCTGTAGAAGCAGCCGCAGTTATGGGCACCATTGATAAAATTAAAATTTTAAATACTGGTGTTGACTATAGCACAGGAGATGCTTATGTAAGCATTGAAGGAGATGGTTCAGGCGCTGAGGCGACTTTAACTATTTCAGAACAAACAGGTGCCATAGTAGGCATTACTGTTACAAATGCTGGTAGTGGATACAGTTATGCTACTGTAACTGTTGAAAACGGCCCTGTTGGTATTGGTGTTGGTGCTTCTGCTGAGGCAGTAATATCTCCTCAAGGAGGACATGGATCTAACGCAATAAGAGAATTATTTGCAACCACTGTTGGTGTAAATATATCATTCTCTGATAATTCAAATGCAGATTTAATATTAGGTAATGATTTTAGACAGGTTGGTGTAGTTAAAAACATCTACAATTATGCTGGATCAGCTTATTACACTAATCTTACAGCAACATCTTGTTTTGTTGCTAACGTAAGCGATAAAATTCCTTACAACATAGATGATGTAATTACTAACGCTGATGGTGGTAAGTTTAGAGTATCACAGATTGTAGACAACTCAGACGGTACTACTTTTGATATATATCTGGTAGCGGATATACCTATTATAACTTCTAGTAGCGTATTAGAAAATACTACTACAGGAGTTAGCTCTTTAAGTATAAATAGTGTAACAAATCCGGAAGTTAAAATGTCTACAGGGGAGGTAACGTATATTGAAAACAGATCTCCTATTACAAGATCTTCCGACCAAGTAGAAAACATTAGTTTAGTTATAGATTTTTAGGACATAATAAATGGCAATTAATTTAAACGCAGCACCATATTTTGATGATTTTGATCCCTCTAAAGGCTTTCAAAGAATTTTGTTTAAGCCAGGCGTTGCTGTACAAGCAAGAGAACTAACACAGCTTCAAACACTATTACAAGACAATATTAAATCTCTTGGTAACTGGGCAATTACTGAAGGTACTGTAATTACTGGTTGTGCTGAATCTATTACTGATATTTCTTATATTAAAGTAAATGACACAGATTTTAATGGGGCTGCTATTGAAAATAACACTCTTATAAACGTTGTAGGATCCAAAATTTACGGAGAAACGTCTCAAGTTTCTGCTGTTATTCGTTATGTTGCCGAAGGAAGTGAAACAAATGCACCAGATCTAAAACTTCTTTATATTGAATATACTGGCGGACAAGGCACGGCAAAAGAGTTTTTGCCTAACGAAAAATTAACAGTATTCGAAGGCAACGGAGCCGGTAGAACATTTGTAACTAACAATACTACTAGTGGAACTGCAAGAGAAAAATGGTACGGCAAAACTAAGAGACTTTCAATTACAGAAGGTATTGTTTACTTAGCTGGAAAGTTTGTGTTAGTAGACCCACAAACAATTTTTATTGATACCTTAGATACTTACTCTGGCTATTACAGTGTTGGTTGGTTGTTATCTGAAACCATTATTAAATCTGGTACTGATCAAACACTATTAGATCCAGCCGAGGGTTCTTATAACCATAACGCACCCGGTGCAGATAGATTAAAATATAATGTAAAATTAACATCACTTAAACTACAAGAATATGGTGTTGAATTAGGTACAGAAATTCCAGACGATTTTTATCATTGGATTGATTTTAAATACGGAACAATTTTAAAAGTAGACACAAAAACAGATCCATTTGCTGCTTTAGGTAAAGAAATTGCTAAAAGATTTTATGACAACTCCGGAGATTACACCGTTAGAGGACATAAAATTGATGTTATTGAACATTTAAAAGACGGAAATGGAAACGGGGGGTGGTTATCTCTTGCCGATGGTGGAAGTAGCTCAAAGTTAGCAGTTACTGTTGCACCTGGTAAATCAGTAGTAAACGGGTTCCCTAGAGAAACATATGAAACAGTAAGACTTGAAATTGATAAGTCAACCGACTTTGTTACTAAAGAAGGCATTCCAATTGGTACTGCTTATGGTAACTATGTAAACATTGACGAGGTAGTTGGTGTATTTGATGTAGACGGCGGTGGTGTAGTAGATCTTTATGACACAGCACAAAACAAAGTAACTGCTGGATCTGGTTCTGGAACAGGAACACCCACTGGAACAAAAGTGGGAACAGCAAGAGTTAGACATCTTACACATTCAAGCGGAACTGCTGGAACAGCTGGCGGTACATACAGACTTTACCTCTATGACGTAAAAATGGTGTCTGGAGAATTTAGTGCTGTAAGATCTATTTACTACAATTACTCTGGTACAGAAGCATTTGGAGATATTGTCTTAGAAACTTCTGGGCTTGCAGAAATAAAAGAAACATCATTTAATAAGTTCTTATGGAGACTACCTAAGAAAAATATTAAAACTCTTCGAGCCGACGCCGGAGGAACAGCATACGATTATAATTTCCAATACACTAAAGAGTTTGACATCTCAGTAGGACTATCTGGGCAATTTACACTTACATTGGCAGGGGACGAAACTTTCCCATATACAAGTTTTACACAAACAATTATTGAAAATAACTTCTCAATGATTTTAAAAGGAGGTGTAACACTAGCTCCTTCAGGCCTTAAAAATAACGGCGATTGGATTGATTTGACAGGGGCAACATTTACTCTTAACGGCCCACAATCTTTAACTATCAATTTAAATGACACATTTAGTTTAGCAACAAATGCAAGAATTTATGTTAACGTACAAAGAGCAGATACTGCAACTACTTCAAAGTCTATTGTTGAAGACAGATACGTTAAAATTGACACCTCAACACACGTTAACGGAACTAGCGGAACATACTTACTTGGTGTGTCTGATGGTTTCCGTGTAAAACAGATTACAGCAACATCAAATGCAGACTACGAAACAGGTGCAATTGATGTAACAAACCAATTTATTTTTGATAATGGACAAAGCGACAACTATTACGGACATTGTAAAATTACTAGAAAGCAGGGAGCAACAGTAAATCTGTCTACTCTGCAATACATCCTTGTTAAGTTTGATTACTTTACACATACTAATAACGGTGCTTCTTTCTTCTGCGTAGATTCATATCCTGTAGACGACACAGGTGTTTCAGGTATTAAGACAGAAGAAATTCCTTTGTATCGTTCACAGAAGTATGGAGACTTTAATTTAAGAGATTGTGTTGACTTTAGACCTAGAATGGCAGACACAACATCTCCATCTGCAACAGTAGCAGGCGCACCTGAAAATCCATCACAAGTACAACTAGTTGACAGGCCTGCAGATGGATTAACTAACCCTGTACCTGTAGAACAGTTTTCAACAGACTTACAGTATTACAGAGGACGCGGTGCCAGAGTAATTTTAGATAGTGAAGGTAAATTTAGAGTACTTGAGTCAGATTACAAAGACGTTCCTAATCTTCCTCCAATGGTAGAAGACGCAATGGAGCTAGCTGCGTTTATTATTCCTCCATACCCAAGTTTATCAGCAGCCGCTGCAAAAAATATTAATAGACAAGACTATCGAATTAATATTAAACATAACGACAACAGACGTTATACAATGCGCGATATTGGTCAACTTGATCAAAGAATTACTAGAATGGAATACTACACAGCGTTAAGTTTATTAGAAAAGAACGCTGCGGAATTGACAATTCGAGATGCTAATAATAACGACAGATTTAAAAACGGTATTCTTGTAGATAATTTTACAGGACACAATATTTCAGCAGTTAGTGATGACGATTTCCACGCTGCGATTGATCCTAAAAGACAAGAAATGAGACCGTTCTTCAACCAAGAACAAATTCCTTTGTTTGCAAGTGTAACAGGAACAACTGCACAGATTAGAAGAGACGATAGGTTCCCTCAATACAAAGACGGTCTTGCAATGTTGCCTTATCAGTCAGCACCGTTAACAGGACAAAAACAAGCAAGTAATTATATTAACCTAGTAACAGAACTTTTATTTAATTACAATGGAGACATGACTCTAGATCCTGAGTTTGATACTTTTGTAGATACAACAACTCTTCCAGCTGTTACTGCAAACTTTAATGGTTTGTATGACAACATGGTACAAATGGCAGATGCATTTGGTACACAATGGGGTGGCTGGGAAGATTTTGGAGCAGCGTCTGTTTCTTCTAGCAGTGTTACAACTGACAGAGCAGTTGCACCTGGTACTGGCGACGGTACTGGTGATACCTATACAACCACTACAACTTCTCAAACACAAAGACAGGTCGGAACTTCATTAACTGTTGGAGATGGTGGTTTAGAGACACAAAATTTAGGGGACAGAGTAATCAATACAAGTGTTGTTCCTTTTATGAGATCAACAGTTATAAATTTCAGAGCAACTCGTTTAAAACCAAACACACGGGTTTATCCATTTTTTGACGGCATTGCTGTATCAGATAATTGCCGCCCAAGCTGGGCAGGGGAGTCAGGCTATGGCGATCCTTTACTTACAGACGCATCTGGTAATATTAATGGTACTTTTTTAGTACCAGCAGGAATATTTAGAACCGGTAATAGAAATTTTGTATTGGTAGACGATGCACAGAATAGAGAATTGTTTATTACAACGAGTACAAGTGCTCAATTTTACTCATCTGGACTTGCACAACAAAAACAAGGAACTATTGTATCGTTAAGAACAGCAACAGTTAACGCTGTTCAAACAACTCGGGATCGTACAGTAACAGATACCACTTTAAGTTTTGTTCCTGGAGGCGGAACACCATTACCTCCTCCTACAGAAACAATTATTCCTAATCCTATTCCTGTACCAGGGCCTGTTGTTATTGTTCCTGGTCCTACAGTTTTAGTACCAGATCCAACGATTATTTTGGTGACACCTCCTCCAACAGCGGAGCCTACACCAGTACCAGTTACACCTCCTCCGGAAATTACGCCTGAGCCAGTTACGCCTGAGCCAGTTACACCTACTCCGGAAGTACCAACGCCGTTTCCGCCAACTCCAACGCCGATAACGCCTACGCCTACGGATACACCTCAGCCACCACCAACAGTTATACCGCCTCCTCCTGCAACGACAGATTGGCAATCTCTTATTGACGAGGCGCTCGCGACTATAGACTTTGAAATGGGCGGCTTCTTGGGCATGGGTATGGATCCATTGGCTCAAACATTTATGGTTCGGGGACACCCTGGAGGGTGTTTTGTAGATTCAGTTGATCTCTTCTTTGCTACTAGATCAACAAATTTAGGTGTTAAGGTTCAACTTAGAGAAGTAATTAATGGTCTTCCAGGACCAAGAGTGTTACCTTTTGGAGAATCTCATTTAGAGGGTCAACAGATTCATATTACTGGACAAAATCCATCAACAGGTGCAGCAGAATTTGTTGGAACAAGATTCCAATTCCCAGCTCCTGTTTACCTACAAAACGATACAGAGTATTGTTTTGTTCCAATTCCAGATAATGATAACGATCAATTCCACGTTTGGACTGCAACTCTTGGAGAGAACCATTACGGTACTAGTGAAAGAATTGACAAGCAGCCACATGGAGGTATGCTGTTCTCATCCGCAAATAACAGAACTTGGACTCCAAGACAGGGTGAGGATATGATGTTCCAAATCAATAAATGTATTTTCCAAACAGGAAGCAAAACATTACGAATGGTTAATAAGCCATATGATTGGATGTCATTTGAAGATTGGTCCTTTGATGCAGAGCAGTTTAACGCAGGAACAATAGTGCATGCTTTTGATGTTACTATTGATGATCCGGGTGCTGGTTATACATCTGCACCAACAGTTACAATCACAGGTGGTAATGGCACCGATGCTACTGCTACAGCAACAGTAAACACTGGTACCGGAGAGCTAACAGGTATTACAATTACAAATCCTGGATCTGGGTTTACAACTGCCCCTACAGTTTCTATTACTGGAGGAGGGGCAACTACAGATGCTACAGTATCATTAGATCTAAAAACAGGCTCGGTAAGAGAGTGGAATAGTTTGTATAATTATGCAACAGTAGAACAACGATTTGGTAATTTCCAGTTTAATATTGGAGATAAGATTGGTTCTACAGCTGGTTACGCAACATTATCCGCCTTAACAGATAAAGTAGTAGATGCTTTTGTAATTACAAACGGCGTACTGCAAACAAATAACACGACTGTTAGATCATCAATTGCTTGGACACAAACGGGCGCAACAGCTGCAGGAAGCGATTTTGAAGCTTCGGATATCGGTATTACAACTGAGCTAGATAATCAGAAAACAATTTACAGTAGAAGTACTGAGATTGGAACTTATAGTTCAAACAAAACATTTACTATGGACGTTATTTTAAGTTCAAGCTCTTCCAACTTATCTCCAATGATTGATATTGCAGCAGTAACAGCATTGTGTTTTAAAAATGACATAAACAATACAACAACTGGAGAAGACGGAAGACGAGGCGGAAGCGCAGGATCTAGATATATTTCAAGACGCGTAACATTAGATGAAGGACAGGATGCAGAAGATATGCAAGTGTTCTTAGCAAACAAAACACCAGAAGGTGCTAATGTTTATGCGTACTTTAAAGGATTAAATGCAAACGATCCTGGTGTATTGACTGAGGATGCTTATTGGATTCCAATGCAACTCGAAGCAAAACCAGAAGACACAACCGATGGATTTATTGAATATGTGTACAGCCTTCCTGAAAAAGGAACTAACGACGCTGGTGTTGATCCTACTACTGGTGTATTTGAATACGATGTTCATGTAATTAGTGATATTACAGTTACAAACGGCGGAAGTGGTTATACTTCACAGCCTACAGTAACAATTACTCACTCAGGAGACGGATACGGTGCAACAGCAACTGCTGATGTTAACACTGGTACAGGACAAATTACAGCAATTAATATTGAAGATCCAGGTAGAGATTATAAAGGTGGTACTGTTACAGTAACCATTACTGGAGGCGGTGGCTCAAGTGCTACTGCAACTGCAACACAAAGCATAACCAATTATAAAACATACAAGCAATTTGCTATTAAGGTTGTGCCAACAGCGACTAATACGGCGCAAGTGCCTAAGATTAAAGACTTACGAGCCATAGCGTTGCAGGTATAAGATTATGAAAGATATAAATACAATAGCATTAGAGGGAAGAACAGACTATGTCAGGGACATCTCTTCTAAAGCACTTTTGTCTTGTGATAAAAGAGGTTTGCAAGACTATAAATTGAGAAAGAAAAACAGTGAAAATCAACGTGCTAAGTTAGAACAGTGCGTAGATGATATAAATAGTCTCAGACTTGAGATGAATGAAATCAAGAGTATGTTAAAAACAATAACTTCTAAATTTAACTAAAAAGGTAAAGAAATGGCAACACTTACATTAAGAACAGTTAAAGGTAGCCCTTTAACGAATACTGAAGTGGATAACAACTTTACCAACCTAAATACTGATAAGTACGAGAGCGGTGATAATATGGCTCCAACTGACTTAGATGTCGGTGGAGATTTAACAGTAACAGGTTCCTCAGCGTTTAGCGTTGGTGGATCTATTACAGCAGCAGGAACAGTACAGGGAGATGCAACTGCAATTACATCTACCTATAACGTTGTAACTACTGCATCCGCGAACCAAGGTGTCGTACTTCCCACAGCAACAACCGGGTTGGTAGTCAAGATTGTTAACGACACATCGGTTACTATCAAAGTATATCCCGGAACTTCGGATCAAATTGATTCTGGAGGAGCAAACGCAGCAAGAGCTTTAGGCCCAGGTATGACTATGGAACTCATTGCAGTTTCAGGTTCTAAATGGAATACAATGGCTGATGTTCTTGTATTTGATTCAACTGGCACACGCATTAACTAAGGAAGAGGATAAATGAGACCACTAAGAGTAAAGGCATCGGGGACACCCATAACATCCTCAAACTTCCAAGGTTTGCAGGAAATGACAGACGGGGAGATTCAACAATATCTCTCTTATGTAATCACAAAAAAGTTTGCTTCTGATACAGACGGAACAGGTACAGCAGAGTTAAACGTAGATACCGCTAACGCTCTCAGCGGCACATCTATTGGTACTTTTACTGATACCATCAGACAAGACAGCATTGGTGATCACCCAACTGCTGGTTCAACAAACAGCACGACATATTACTTTAAGCAAGTAACTTCAGCAGCTACAGAAAGCATTACCAACAGACCCGTAGGCTACGACGGCGGTATTAAAGAGTTTGATGACACTGCTTTAGATACAGATATTTTAGATAAAGTTATTGGTGACATGGTAGGTGAGACTACCTATACTGCAGGACAATATGTACTAGCTGGCTCGGCTCCAGCTGGAGGCACTTGGACTTCTCGATACACGATTACTGATACTGCACAGGGCGGTAACAGCACTACATACTTATGGCAAAAAACAACACCAACAAGCACAGGCGACTCTGATTTAGCATCAATGAAAGTTAGTTCTTCAAGCGCTACTATGATGACTGAAGCAGAAATTGAGCAACTTGTACCTAATTTTAGAAATAGAATTATTAATAACGGTGTTGGAACTTACGCAATACAAGCAGCTGCTCCTACTTCCGGTGGAACATGGACACAGATGGGTAATGACTTTACTGACACAAGACAGCAAGTCGCATCAGAAAACTATGTAGGCAACTATACTGGTTCTTATACTGGTCCTTATGCTGGAACATATAGCGGATCTTATACAGGCAACTATGTTGGTGGGTATGTTGGTGATAAGACATATAGCGGCTCTTACAGTGGAACATATTCCGGTAATTATACTGGTAACTATGTAGGTACATCTGCTTATTCAGGTGGATATGCAGGTACTTACTCAGCAGCTTATACTGGTAACTATGTTCTTTACTATGCTGGTTATGCACATGCTACATACACAGGGTACTATACCGGCTACTATACTGGAACTTACACAGGTTATTATACAGGTGCCAAAACATATTCAGGTACATATACTGGAGATTACGCAGGAACTTATATTGGTAACTATGTAGGTACATCAGCTTATAGTGGAACATACACTGGTTATTATACTGGTTCTTATGTGGGTTATTACTCTGGTACATACGCAGGTACATACGCAGGTACATACGCAGGCGATACAATTCAAGCTACAAAGGATACCGTTTCTACTATTAGGCTTTGGCTAAGAACTGCATAATATACTTGACAAACCATTATACATAATGTATAATGTAAAATATTTTCTACATAATGGAGTGAATAAAGAATGGCAGAAACACAGAATGAATTTGATTTACAAGACATTAAAGTAGATCTTGTAGATCCTGCTAAAGCAAAAAAAGAAGACCTGACGTACGAGTTTCCTTATTGGTCTAATAAGGAACATCGGCATCTTATCGTTACCGCGATTACACCAACAGGACAAAAACGTATTATGTCTATCATGGATAGAGATGGTACTAATCCTGACATGAAACTTATTCTTACACATTTTACTGAAGATGATATTGATAAGAATACAGAGGACAGTTTAAAAAGGCGTAACGAAAATATCAAACGTCAAATGGAAAGACGTGAAGCACAGGCTGCAAGAGCAAAACAAGAGCAGTTATTTGGTGCAAAATTAGAAGCGTTTGAGATTGAAGAAATTAAAAACTCTAAAAACTCAGAGTTTAAAAGACTAATAAGAAAATCAAAATCTCCTATGGAAGTTGCAGCTTATAGCACGCTTCTACTTAACGAAGAACGAGCATTGGATCCTTTGGTGAGAACTAAAACTGAAGCTCTAGAGATGTTAGACATTAAACAGTCTAGAAATCCTCTAAAGAAAAAGATTCACTCAGCAGAAACTGTTACTGAAGTTATGCTGTACGCTACATTAATTCTTCAAAAGGAGCTTGATAATGCCAAAAAGAAAAAGTAAAGAAGTAGTAAGAGAAGGAAAGGGCTTTTTAATAGTAGCAACAAAAAGAGTAGGTTACTATAAAGCCGCAGTTAAACTTGCAGAGTCTATTCTAGACTTTTGGCCTGATGCAAGAATCACATTGTTTACAGAAGAACGTTGGATTGATCAAAAGAGTGATGAATGCGCACTCGGTACTGGCGACTATCAGCTATTTGAAAACGTTATTACATGGGAAGTGCCTGCACACATTCGTGCTAAACTTTGGGCATTACAACATACACCATATGAAACAACTTGTTATTTAGATTGTGATATGTATTGTGAGCATGAAGACATTGAAAATATCTTTGATTTGCTAGAAGATAAAGATTTAGTATTTACAAAAATTCGTCCTTATAACGCTAAGCTAACTAAACTGTCTAATACTGAAGAAATGACAGCACACTGTGGTTGGTTCATTTATAACAGCAAACCAGAAACAATTAAACTAATGAGCTCATGGTGGGGAGAGTATTGTCATCAACAAGAGCCAGATTACGAACTAGAACATTATCCTAAGGATGCTATAAAGTGGGACACATTTACAATGTGGAGACTTTTAGAGTATAGTGATCATGGTGTAAATTGGGGCTTTGTAAAAGATCCTGACGCAAGGTGGAACTTTGTAAATGGATATAAAGAAGAAGAATTACAGGGAGCAGAAAGAGTTCTATATCATTACACTATACCAGAATGGAAACTTGACGAATGAGATGGATTAACGTTAGCGACGAGCTACAAGACATCTTGCGTCCATATACTGAATGGTTTTTTAACCAAGATTTGTCTGATCTTAGAGAAGCTATTGACACAAAAAGAGCAGGCGAGTATAATGTTATTACTGGTTGTGATGAAAAATATTTAAATATGATTGTAGAAAAAGATGGAGAACATATTGGTTTTCCTGAACATACAAAGTCTATTGATATTTTAATGGACGGAAGAGCGCCAGAACATCATAGAAAAGAATGTCAAAAACTTAATCAAGAACTTTGTTCATATCTAGGTGCACGAAATCAAGCAGTACAAGTATACTATCCTGAAGGCGGATTTATGAGCTGGCATAATAACTGGAATGCTTCTGGTTATAATATTTTAATGTCGTACACAAAACGCGGCAACGGCTTTTTTAAATACAGAGATCCCCTTACACACGAAATAGTAGAAATGAAAGATAAGCCCGGTTGGTCTTGTAAAGTAGGATACTACGGAAAAGGAAGAGAGCCAGACAAAGTTTATTATCATTGTGCTGGCTCTTACGAGGATCGTTTAACTTTAGGTTTTGTTATTCCTCATTTGGAAATCTGGAGAAACATGATTGAAGATATCTCTGGAGAAGATGCTACTTCGTTCCAATAACCATAAAACGTTCAAATTCATTTAGTCCATCAAACGTCCAGTATTTTTGTTTAATGCTTCCACTGTAAAGAGGATACTTAACACCAGTATTTTCTAAATGTGCTGGCATGCTGTCTACACAATTAATACCATACATTTCTTTTATAACATTAGAGTTTTGTATAGCAAAAATACAGTCTGGATTAGCGGTTGTTAATTCTTTTAAAGGATACATTGTCTCTGCACACATAGAAATTAAAATGTCTGATTGTAGTGCATTAATATCATGAAAAGCAAAAGGTATGTCCCAATTAATGTGATTAATTTCTACACCGTTTTCACTGTAATGTCTATTAAATACTTTAGACAATTCTAAAGCATCTTTGTCTACATCAATAAGATTTAGTTTCTTTACAAACAAGTTTTCACAAAGTAAAGGAACTAAAGGAAAGCCTAACCATGAATTGAGAACTGTAATAGTAAGTTTTCTTTTATCTAAAAACTCGTCTAGTTTTTCTACTAACCAAATAGCGGCTTCCATAGAATTTGGATTTAAAGACTTACGAAAGTCTTCGTCTTTGTAGGGCATTTCGTAATGAATTTTATCTAACGCATCACCCCAGTTTTTATAATTATTTAAGAAATTATAACTTAACATCTTCTGGTCTCTCCATTGAATCATATAGACAAATTAAAGGCTCTTTTCTTTCTACAAACTGTCTTACATCTGTAGGCCACATATAACCATTATTATAACTATACACCCAACCATCTGGGAAATAGTCTAACTTTAATAATCGTTCCCGTTGATGCCCAAACAAATTGTCTAAGCCTCTGTAATAATAAAACATCTGAGACGGATAGTCTCTAACAAACTTTGTAATCTTTTTTGTGTCTAATGTATCGTTCCATCTCAATACACTAGAGTTTAGTTCAGTGTATGCCCAAGGAATATCTTTTACGTCTGTTTTCATCTTTTTAAGATTATGCCAATGTGTTCTTACAAACACTAGTCTGTCATCACATTCATGATTAACGATACAATCAACATTTTTTTGTATATTAATATCTAAGTCAAAGAAAAGTTTTTCTCCTCTTTGTCTTACAATTTTATTGTCAAACAAATATAATTTATTCCACCATTTTTCGTAATAGTTTCCTTCAGGTAAAGGAATAACATTAATGTCTACGTTTAGGTTGTGCGGGAATTCTGTGAGACAGAAGAACTCAAATTCTTCTGTAATATGCTCTTTGCATAAATTATGTATTCGGTTAACATATTCGGGTCCATATCTTTCACCCCATTTCACCGTGTAAATATTTATCATTTCCAATGCTCCAATAGATCAGGATCTGCTAACTGATCTTGTTTTGTTTGCCCTCTTGAACTATCTTCAAAAGGCAACAAATCAATATTAAAAACACAAAGTATAGGTTCTGGTCTATACTTGTCTACTTCTAAATCTCCCGCGTCCCAATCCCTTCCTCTGTTATAAGAGTAGGCATACTCGCTAGGAAAATGTCCCCAAAGAGGATCTTTGCTAAACTCACCCCATCTCCAGCTATGATAGTTATCAGTGCCGTCTGTAAATGTGAACCAAATTCTTTCTTGGTGCTCTAATACATCTTTCCAAATAACTTCTGCTTGATCGTCGCTCCAAACTTGACATGAACCATTAGTATAAGCACCATGTGCCAACTTAAACTGTCTAGACGTCATGGGACGAGGATCTTGCCACCAACTTCTTAATTTTGTAGGACGTTCTAAGTCGTACATAATTATAGGCTCTAGATCGTTTTGTACAATTACATCAAGATCAAGGAATACGAAACGGCCACTAGGCTTATCATCAGCGAAGTTATGAGTATTAAACACAAACGTTTTCGGCCTATCCCAGCATCTTGCCATTCCATATTTAAAATTGTCGCTACCAAACCAGTATTTAGGATGGATATTGGGTATATCAGGAAAGGGAATAATTTTAATATCATCATACAAACCATCAGGATGCTCAGTGTAACAGTAGAAATGATGCTCAAATTTTTCATCATTTGTATGCCTCTTTGTCATATTATATAGTTTGTTTACAAAATGAGGTCCGTATTTGGTGCCCCATTTAGAAACAATATAGTTTACTCTTATCCTCTCCATAATTTTAGTAAACTCTCATCTTTTAAATCTTCAAACTTTACTTGTTTTTTTGCTTTAGGATCTGGTGTATTGTCTGTATTAAATAAACAGAATTTTGCATCGGGACGAAACTTATATTGTTCAATATCATCTGGGAACGACATTCCCCTATTGTAACTGTATACCCATTCATGTGGAATGTTTTTCCAAAAGTCTCTATATCTCCAATAATGATAATTGTCTGAGCCTTTATAGAATGTAGTAAACACCATACGATCATTAATGAGAACATCATGATAAATGTGTTTACATTGTTCACCATTCCAACACATTACACTAGAGTTAAAAAACGTGCCTCTCATATCAATAAAAAGCCTGTCGTGTTTTTGTTTTGGATCCTGCCAATTTGTATGAACAATTCTAGGTTTATTAGCTAGTACATCTAAATCATTTATCTTGTTCTGTATAACAACATCTAAATCCAAATAACACCATTTACCAGGATAGTGAAGCCACTCGTATGAATTAAATACGAGAAACTTTGCCCTATCCCAGCAATAGTTTTCTTTATTGAACCAATATTTTGGATGGAGTATGCCGTCATCTGGAATATACGCACTATCGCATATTAATCCATCGGGCTCTTCTGTATAGCATGTAAAGGTAAAATCTCTAGTATAGTTCTTTTTAACCATTTTGTAGAGATTGTTTACATGCTCTGCAGAGTACTTTGTACCCCATTTTATACAGACAAAATTCATCATAAAAAGATTTTACTCATTTACTACATTTTGAATAACGTAGTCTCTCCCATACATTAATCCATAGTTAACTAATTCAGAACAAATGTTAGCAGCTTTGTCATCAAATTCTTCTCTGGGTCCTTGTACGACAATCGAAACAAATTCGCCATCTCTAAGTTTGTCTAAAATTTGATCTGTATCGCCCTTGTCCCATTCGTCAAAGCTACTAAAAAACGCGGTTGCTGTTCTTACTGTTCTTGCTTCCATAACATACTCCTATTGTACTCATCTATAAGGTTAGGAAAGTCTTCTTGTCCATTTAATAATGCGATTGAATAATCTTGTTTGTATTCACCGCCTGAAAATTTAAACGAATATATTTCTCCATCTGGAAATAAATCAAAACTAAAGTTTTCGTGAAAGAGAAATCTATCGTCACCTGCATACTTTACCATGTAATAGTCTGCATTCTCCCTCCAGTAATTATATATGTGAGATGCGTCTTTCCAAAGCATAACACTAGAATTATAATTACTAAGAAAATTATAGGACCATTCCTTAGATTTTATAAAAGGAAAGTCGCTATGTTTCCAATAAGTATAACAAATAACTGGCCGTTTGTCAAGATAATTCCACATGTGATCTATGTTTTTCTGTAGAATTGTGTCCAAGTCTAAATATAGGACAGAGCCTAGGTTGTTGTAGCGCATTAGTTTAATCTTTTCCCAATGCCCCTCAGGTTCCCAATCCATATCAATAACATTGATATTTTTATTTAGATCAGTGGGGTTGTCAGTAACGCAAACATAATTATACTTACCTTCTGTTTTTTCATAAATAGAGTTAACAGTGTTTGCTGAGTACTTATCACCGTATTTTAATGTTAAAATTGTTTTCATTAGAGCCAATAATTTTTATAAATAACAAAGTAAGAGGATAATACTAAATGGCAACTGTAGCAAACATTGTTATTGATCAAGGAACCACGTTTTCCACATCAATTAACCTGTCTAATGATGACGGATCTGCAAAGGATCTGTCAGATTATACAGCGCGAGCTCAGTTGCGCAAAAGTTATTACACCAATACTTATACAAGTTTTACAACCTCGAAAGTAAACTTGACTGGAGAATTAACTATTTCTTTGACAGCAGCACAAACAACTGCCTTAAAAGCTGGCAGGTATGTTTACGATGTTGAAATAGAATCTTCAGCAGAAACCCTTCGAGTGTTGGAAGGCATTATAACAGTAACTCCAGAGGTAACACGATAATGGCAATCAAAGTAACGGTTCCTACAAGAAGAGGCGGAGTAGTTACTACAACCACTTCTACTTCCAAAGTACAAACGGCGACAAAATTAGAAGGTCTATCAAACGTTGACTTATCGGACGCACAAGATGGATATACATTTACATATAATGCCGATACTGGAAAATGGGAGGCAACTCCTGTTTCTGGTTTAGCTATTTCGTCTGATAACATTCAATCGTTAGATGGCGGAACATATTAAAGTTTTTTACACAAATAAAAATTGATGAACTTGGTTATTATAAACTATAAAAAAATCTAAATATATTTAGGAGAAAATTAGATGGCAACAGTAATTCAGATTAAAAGGTCTAGCGGTTCAGCTGCTCCTACTACGACGGATTTAGCCGAAGCCGAATTAGCGTATAGCCAAGACGCATCCAACGATGGTGCAAGTGCTATTATGTACATTGAGTCTAAGGACTCAAACGGCTCAGCAGTTATCCAGAAAGTAGGCGGTAAGTACTATACTGACCTAGTCGATGGAGCTACAAGCTCTAATACTGCTTCTGCCTTAGTTAAAAGAGATGCTTCTGGCAACTTTACGGCAGGCACAATTACAGCTGACTTAACCGGTGATGTTACTGGTACAGTTAGCTCATTAAGCAACCATGACACTGACAATGTAACTGAAGGTTCTAGCAACCTTTACTTTACAGATGCAAGAGCAAGAAGCTCAATTAGTGTAAGTGGTGATTTAAGTTACGACTCCTCAACAGGTGTTATTAGCTTCACAAACGACGCTGGTGACATTGAGAGTGTTGTAGCAGGTACAGGTTTAACAGGTGGTGGCACATCAGGAGACGTTACACTTAACGTTGATATGTCAGCATTTGACTCCGACGATTTAACAGAAGGTTCAAGCAACCTTTACTTTACAGATGCAAGAGCGCAAGGTGCTATCACTGTTAACTCCACTCTTTCTAAGTCTGGTGGTCTAATCAGTATACCAGAATCTGGTGTTACAGCAGCATCTTATGGTTCTACAACAGCCGTTCCTGTTATTACAGTTGACGCACAAGGTAGAATTACAGCAGCTACTACAGCAGCTATTGCTACATCTTTTGATATCAGCGATGGTAGCACAACAGATACAGTAGCAGGTGGCGAGACTCTTACATTTAACGGCACAACTAACGAAACAGAAGTTACTGTTAGTGCAAACGCTGTTACAGTAGGACTTGTAACTAACCCAACAATCGGCGGTAACTTAACAGTTTCTGGTAACCTAACAGTAGCTGGTACTACTACACAGGTTGACACCACAAACTTAACAGTAAGCGATCCTTTGTTCCAATTAGCTTCTGGAAACGATTCTACAGACGCAGTTGACATTGGTTTCTTTGGTCTATATGACACAAGCGGCTCACAAGACCTATATGCTGGTCTATTCCGTGATGCCAACGATGGTAAATGGAAGCTCTTTAAGGACTCCCAGAGTGCTCCTACTACAACTGTAGACACATCAGCAACAGGTTACTCTGTAGCTACTATGGTAGCAAACGTAGAAGGTAATGTTACTGGTAACATAACTGGTGATATAACCGGTGATGTAACTGGTTCACTAACAGGCGGTACAGTTTCCGGTCTAACTGCTGCAATTGCAGTAGCAGACGGTGGTACAGGTGCTGGTAGCTTTACCGCTAACGGTATTGTGTACGGTAACGGAACAGGTGCTTTACAAGTAACAGCAGCTGGTGCCGACGGTACTTTCCTTGTTTCTAACAACGGAACACCTGAGTGGGCATCTACTTTAGACGGTGGCTCTTACTAAGATTATTAAACGGGGGGGAGATAACTCCCCCCAAACTGAGGTGGAATGATGGATACAAATACACAACAAAATGATGCTTTAATTAATGAATACATTCAAAGTTTATCGAAGAAGTTAACTGATAAAACAATGGATGGAGTTTTGTTAGAAGCTAAACTTAAACTTGCTAATAAACAAGTTAAGGAATTGGAAGAATACGTTGTTACTTTAAAACAAAGTTTTGAAGAGCAACAAGAGGAAAAGGAAACAAGCTCTGAAGATGAGGTTTCGACTTTAGTTGAAACAAACGCATTTTTAGAAAAAGAAAACGATATGTTAAAACAAGAATTACAAAAGGCTAAACAGGCAGTAAAAGATTTAAAAAATGCCGAGCCTAAAGAAGTCTTGTTAGACGAAAAACTTAAAACCTCTAATGAAATTTTAGTGAAAGAACTTTCACAAGCCGATAAGAAAATTGACTCCTTGAAAAGACAGTTAGCAGAGTACACTAATTAAATAGGAGAAGCTAAATGGCAGTAACAATTAAGCCAAAGAGATCGGAAACAGCCAGCGCTATACCAACTACTAGTGATCTAGCTGTTGGTGAGATTGCTGTTAATACAGCGGATAAGAAGCTGTATGTAAGAGACTCTAGCGACAATATTAAAGCTATCGGTGGCGGACTTGCCGTTAATGACGGCTCCTCTTCAGCAGACGTAGCAACAATTTCTTTTCTAGATACTACATTTGGAAATTTTACAGTTGATACTACATCATCACCAGGCACAGCGATTGTTCGTTGTACACAAACTGCTGATTTGGATTACGGTCTAATTACTGATAGTGTGTTAGCTTATAACACTGTAGATTACGGAGGTTTAAGCTAATGGCAGCTAGAATTAAATTTAGACGCGGCACAACTGCACAACATACCACCTTTACAGGTGCGGAAGCAGAGGTGACGGTTAACACAACAAAAAATACCCTTGTGGTTCATGATGGATCACAACAAGGGGGTTATGAAATTTTAAGAGCAGACTTAGATAATTTACCGGTAAGCGCGGTAGTGCCAGGTTCCCAAGTTGACGCTCTTGACGGTGGGACATACTAGGAGATAAAATATGCCAACAATATTACAACTTAGAAGGGGAACAACTACAGAACATGCTTCATTTACAGGTGCTGTAGGTGAAATTACTGTAAACACTACTAAAGATACCCTTGTTGTTCACGATGGTTCAACACAAGGCGGTTTTGAGATTGCCCTAGCAGATTTATCTAATACCAGCGCTATTACACTTAGCAATTTAAGTGCAGGCACAGGTATTACATATAATAGTGGTACTGGTGAAATTGGAGCAGACACCACTACTATGGCAACAAAAACTTATGTTGATACCCAAGTACAAAGCAAAGATGCCTTAAGTGAATTATCTGGTACTACAGATGATGTAACTGAAGGTTCAACTAATGTTTATTATACAGACGCTAGAGTAAAATCTTTATTAACGACCTTAGATGGAAGTATCGTGCCTAGTGCAGACGTTACTTATGATTTAGGTTCGTCTACAAAACAATGGAAGGATATTTATGTAGGTCCTGGTTCATTATATGTTAATGGACAACAGGTTGTATCTGATAACTCAGGTACTATTACAATTTCTGCAGACTCCAACCAAAACGTTGCTGTACAAACTAGCGGCTCAGGTGATATTGAACTTGATCCTACAGGTACAGGTACTGTTCAAATTAAAGGTACACTTCAAATTGAAGATGGCCAAAACATTACAAACAGTGCTGGTAACGATATTACGTTTGCTAACAACATTAAAGTTGATCAGATTACAACCAAATCTACTGATACTAACCTAGTATTAAGTGGTAATGGTACAGGTAATGTTACTGTTAATGACGACATCAACATTACAGGTAACTTAACAGTAGGCGGTACAACCACTACAGTTAACTCTGAGACTATTAATTTAGCAGACAATACTATCGTTTTAAACAGTAACTTTACATCTGGTACACCTACAGAAGATGCTGGACTTAGCATCAGCAGAGGCGGACAGACTGCTAAAACTTTCTTATGGGACGAAACAAATGACAAGTGGACTATTGGTTCCGAGACATTTGTAGCTGGTACAGTAGAAGCAGCATTAACAGGTAACGTAACTGGTAATGTTACAGGTAATGTAACAGGTACTGTTAGCTCTTTGAGCAATCATAATACTGATGACGTTGCAGAAGGTTCTACTAACCAATACTTCACAACTGCAAGAGCGCAAGCAGCAATTAGTGCTGGTGGCGACTTATCTTACAGTGGTGGTGTTGTAAGTTTCACAGAAAGAACTGACGCAGAGGTTAGAGGCCTTGTTAGTGCAGGTGGAGATTTAAGTTACAACAGCACAACAGGTGTTATGAGTTTTACGCAGAGAACAGATGCTCAAGTTAGAGGACTAGTTAGCGCAAGTGGGGATTTAAGTTATAACTCCTCAACTGGTGTTATGAGTTTCTCAGAAACATATAGTTCAGCAACAGAGCTTCTCAATGCAATTAAAACAGTTGATGGAGCTGGATCTGGTTTAGATTCAGATTTGTTAGACGGTCAAAGTAGTGCTTATTATCGTATAAATATTTACAATAGTGCAGGAACATTACTTAACTAAAACGGATTAAAATTTAATGGCTATAACTATTAAAGTTAAAAGAAGTGAGACGAGTTCGGCCTTGCCAACAGCTAGTGATCTAGCTGTTGGTGAGATCGCTATGAACACGGCTGACAGAATTCTTTATACAAAAGATAGCGCGGGTAACATTATTAAGTTATCAAATTACGCTGTATCAGATCCCAGCCTTGTGTTTCCTACAGGAGACTTAGGAGGATTGTCTGGTAGCAACGATGCTTTTGGACAATCTTTGGTTGCGAATTTTGATAATTTAGATACACCCAACGGGCAATTAACAACCGAGGATTTAGGAGATCTTAGCTAGTGGCTTTATCTACAAGACAAGAACTAATCGACTATTGTCTTAGAAGGCTAGGCTTTCCAGTCATTGAGATAAATGTCGATGAAGATCAAATCAACGACAGAATTGATGACGCATTACAATTTTTTCAAGAGTACCACTTTGATGGTGTAGAGAGAACTTATGTTCGACACAAAATTGAAGGCTCAAAGATTAAATTTACATCTTCAGTCGCAGAAAATTTTCAAATAGGAGAAACAATTACTGGTGCAACATCTGGTGCTACCACAAAAGTATCTTCTGTTTCAGGACAATATGTTACTGTTGAAAAGATTGTAGGAACATTTCAAGCAAGTGAAACAGTTAGCGGCGCCGAGTCAGGTATTGTTGCAACTGTTTCTGCTACAGATTTTTATACCGAAGGCGATATAGAGAAAGGTTATATTCCTATCTCAAACGGCATTACAGGTATTATAAGGTTGTTTAACTTTGGTGGCGCGGCAACTGCAAACACTAGAGATGGCAACCTATTTGATATTATGTATCAATTTAGACAGAACGATTTGTATAATCTGCTTGGTGCAGACATGACATACTATACTATCGTTCAGTCGCACTTAACAACATTAGAACAATTATTAGTTTCATCTCGTCAAATTCGCTGGAATAGGAAGACAAACAGACTTTATATTGACACAGATTGGGATAAAACTTTTAACCCCGGAGATTACGTTGTCGCCGAAGCTTATGCTATTTTAGATCCCGCTGATTACACAGAGGTATATGACGACATGTTTTTGAAAAAATATGCAACTTCTCTTATAAAGCGTCAATGGGGTGAGAATATGAAAAAGTTCGGAGGCATACAATTACCTGGGGGTGTAACACTAAACGGGGATACGATCTTCCAAGAAGCAATTCAAGAAATTTCAACTATTGAAGACGAAATGCAGAGAAGATACGAATTACCTCCGACATTTATGATAGGGTAAACTGATGCCCACTAATTTCTATTTCCAACAAGGCGACTCGATAGGAACTACTAACGAACAGCGCCTCATAGAAGACTTAATCATCGAATCCATAAAAATTTATGGCAATGATGTCTACTATCTTCCCAGAACGGTTGTTAACGAAGATTTACTTTTTGATGAGGACACTCTGTCTGAGTTTACTCAAGCATATCCTATTGAGATGTATCTTGAAAACGTAAATGGTTTTGAAGGAGAAGGAGACTTATTTACAAAGTTTGGTATAGAGGTTAGAGATTCAGCAACATTTGTTCTTCCTAGAAGGAGATGGGAAGAGTTGGTAGCTACAAGTAATGGAGTATATCAGTTAGATAGTAGACCAGCAGAAGGAGATTTGATTTATTTTCCTAAAACAAACTCTATATTTGAAATTAAACTTGTAGACTTTGCCAATCCTTTTTATCAAGCAGGAAAACTATACATTTATAGACTAGAGTGTGAATTGTTCGAATACAGCTCAGAAGAATTTGAAACTGGTATTGCTACAGTGGATAAATTCCAAACAGACAATACATTAGATCAAATAGAGTATGGTATACTAACAGAAGCTGGAGAGTATCTGGTAGCAGAAAATGCCGAGCCATTTATATTAGAGAGTTTCTCGGTTGTTAAAACAAATACTACGACAGATAACTTTAATTTCGATTCACTAAATAGTATTGAAGACATTTTAGACTTCACAGAAATAAATCCATTTGGTGAGATAGGTAATTAGTAATGTTTAAAAATCAAACGTTTTATCATCAACATGTTAAAAAGGCAATTATTGCCTTTGGTATGATTTTCAATAACATTAATGTTGAAAGAAGAGACAAAGACGGAAACTTATCACAGTCTATCCGAGTGCCTTTATCTTATTCTACAAAACAAAAGTTTTTAGCTAGAATTGCTGCTATTCCAGATGAGCTAGCAAGAGGCGAGGTTGCAATTACCTTACCTAGAATGGGTTTTGAAATTGATCAATTTGTATTTGACCCTTCAAGAAAGGTTTCACCAATACAAAGAAACAGAGCTGTTGGTGAGGGGGACAATGTTAATACTGTAAGAAGCACCTTTGTATCTACACCATATAACATGGGTGTTTCTTTATATGTGTTTGCTAAAAACCAAGAGGATGCTTTACAAATTGTAGAGCAGATTTTCCCATACTTTAATCCAGACTTTAACGTTACAGTAAATGAGCTACCAGAGTTAGGTATTAAAAGAGACATCAAAATTACATTAGATGGAATTAGTTATGAAGATCAGTATGAGGGAGACATGTCTGCAAGACAAAGTATTGTTTGGTCTTTAAACTTTACAATGAGATTAAACTTCTATGGGTATGTTTCTAACGCAGGCGTTATTAAGAAAGCTATTGCAAACCTTTATGGTGCGGAACAGTTAACTAACAACACACTACAAACAACACAGGCTATTGCAGATCCTGTAACTGGTTTACAGGACTTAACGCTAACACCTGCAGACAATTTTGATTATGTAAAACAAATCCTAGAAGATTTTGAGGGAGATATACTTAATTCATGAGCAATCCATTTGAAGAATTAGACAAAAAGTTTAAAACTAGCCCAACAGCGGCGCTAGATAAATCTCTTGTTGAACACAGACAAGAGAAGAAACTGCCTACTACACAGGCAACCGAAGAACAACAACTTGAACAGGACTTTCAAGAAGCGAGAGACATGCTTAAAAGAGCAGGCGCTTATAATGAGGAAGCAATTCAAGGCATTTTACACATAGCAAAAAACAGCGATCATCCTAGAGCGTATGAGGTAGCTGGACAACTTATTAAGACTATGCAAGAAAATGCAAAGGACATGATGGATATTCAAGGACAAAAGAAAAAGGTACAAAAAGAAGATACTAAGGCACAACAAAAGGGTGTAACAAATAACAATCTTTTTGTGGGCAGTACAAAAGACTTATTAAGAGCATTGGGTAAGGAAGAGCCTAACGTAATTGAAGGAAATTGATTATGCGCACGTGGAAGGAAATCGAGAGTTATCCTGATTATTGGATAAGTACGACATTTGACGAAGCAGATTATTATATTTTTTATAATTTGTTCCGAGAGTTAAATAAGAGTGATGTAACTGTTTTAGAGGTAGGAAGTTATCTTGGGAGAAGCGCACTAGCCTTTAAGGACATTTTTGAAAAATTAAATATGAAATGGTCTATACATTGTATGGATTCTTGGATTAATATTTTTGATCGTTCTGTTCCTGTTGACAGAGACTATACAGACTTTCTTCAAAACATAGAGGGCTCTGGTATAACACATGAAAAACTTCCATTTAAATATCCAATGAACTGGAATGACTTTAAAAATGATAAAAATTATAACGTAATTTATATTGATGCATGTCATAGAAAAAAATCTACTATTAGAAATATGGAATACTGGTTTCCATGGTGTACAGACTTAATGGTTGTTGACGATTTGCAGATGAAAGAAGTTCGAGAAGCAGTAGAAGACTTCACAAAAATATATAATATAGAGTTTACCGAACACAAAAATAAAGCAGTTTTTAAATTAAATGAGTAACGAAGAAACATCTTATCACGGTAATCCTAATCTAAAGTCGATTGGGTATGCTCATGAGTTTACAAAAGAACAGATTCAAGAATATCTAAAGTGTAAAGACGATCCTATTTACTTTATTGAAAATTATTGTCATATTATTACACTAGATAGAGGCTTGCAACTGTTTAAACTTTACGAGTGTCAAAAGACAAAAGTAGATCTTATTCTTAATAATCGTAAAGTTATTTTGATGGAAGGCAGACAGCAGGGTAAGACTGTTACTGCCGCTGCTTGTATTCTACATTATACTATTTTTAATAGCGACAAAACTGTTGCTATCATGGGTAACAAAACAGCATC